ATGCGGCTCGTCGCCGCTTCCCTTGTGTTTTGGTCGCACCAGTATCAAATTACAGGGTTCCCTGAGCCCGCCGTGCCGTGGGTTGGCTCGCTGGGTGGATTTGCAGTCTTCGCCTTCTTTGCGATTAGCGGTTATTTGAATTCTCTAAGCGTGGTCCGATCGCGTTCGTCGGCGCAATTCCTCATCAGTCGCGCGTTTCGAATTTTTCCTGCTCTGATCGTTTGCGTCTCTTTGTGCGTCCTGATGGGTGCTGTCGTCACAACCCTCCCGTTAAGCGATTACTTTGCTCCGCCAGGTTTGGGATTCAATGGTCGAAACACGCCATTTTCGTTCTTATGGCGGGACTCGATTCTCTTCTTCGGGTTGGATTACAAGCTTCCGGGAGTTTTCGAGTCGAGCCTAGGCACAACTGAGGTGCTAACACCGCTCTGGACGCTTCCCCAGGAGGCAAAGCTCTATGTCTGTTTGGCCATCGTTGCATTAGTTTGCCGGTTCGATGCCCGCGCCATTGGAGGCGCCGTTTTTGTTGTTCTTGGCGGCTTTGCAATCTCCGGCATTTGGAGCGAGCTATTGCCGATCTGGCTCGGCGAGCGGGGCCTGACATGCGCAATTCTTTTCGCCGGTGGGGTCGGCGTTGCTCTGTTAGAACGTTGCCTAACGAAGACGATTGCAGTTGCCTGCTTTACGTCGATCGCGGTGTTGCTCCTGTGGTGTGGCCATAAAGAAACCTTTGCACTCGTGGCGATCGCACCGGTCTGTGTCGTACTAAACACTATCCCGCTGCCCCGGTGGACTGCGCCCAAGCTCGATATCTCGTATGGCGTCTATCTCTATGCTCTTCCAATACAACACCTAACGTCAGACCTGCCTTTAAGCTTCTGGAGCAAGGGCCTTTTCGCTTTCATGGTCACGCTCCTGATGGGTACACTTTCGGCGCTATTGATCGAGCAGCCTATGCTTCGAGTGCGAAAGCGGATCCGTCCATTGTCTTGGCAAGGCAGTTTATGGCCCGCATCGCCGAGCATGGTGCCCGATCTAAAACACGTCAAAGATTAGCGCGACGCATCTTTCCTTCTTCTTGATTTAATCGTGGACCCGACCGCGCTTTCCCACACCCAGCACGAAGTAGCTCGCGCTTTACTAGGTCAAACGGATCGGCAATTTGGTAGTCCGCATGTGACTAGCCGTGCTCGGTGACTGATCCTATATCTTGCGACAACTTCCACCGCGGGTTCGATTGTTAATGCGTTACAGCCCTTTGTTATGCTTGCTCCTGACTGCCTGCTCTTCAATTTGGGCCGATACGTCGGGGCCCGTGCCAGAGTTACAGCCGGTGCAAGCACCCAACCAAGAAACGATAGAAAAGGGCGTTCAGATTGCCGCCAAAGCAGCAAAGCTAGCTATGCCGCTTGAGGTCTCAGCCCTACGGAAGGCTGACCACGGGCCAGGAGATTACTTTGTCTGCCTGCGAGAGGCGAACCCGTTGCCCGACAAGCCACGCCCAACGTATTCCGTGTTCTTCGATGAGGGTTACAAGGACTTGCGATTGTCCGTCATTCTGGAAAACTGCGAGCAACAGCAGTATTCGAGCGCGAACTTGGGCGAGTTTAAATTGCACTACCCAGGAAGATAGAGCGCAACGAATAGCGCTAGGCCGGCAAGTAGGGACGTTCCTGTTTAGCTGAAGTCGAGTTGAACGATGGCTTACTTAGTGTGGCTTCGCGGTTTGCGCGGTCCGACTGCTGAGATCTGGCGAGACCACAGCGAAATTTACCGCAAACGATCAGAGGATCGAGCCCTCGCAGTCCGCGAGCTCACTGATACTGAGGCACACAAGCCTCTTAATCGCTTGGCCAGGAAATATCCGCTCGACCAGCCAGTCGATTGACGCAAATTGGCGTTGATCTGACCATGCCGCCAACTGAGGCGGCTTCTGGGGTGTTCCGCTTATAAATACACGCGGTGGGAACAAACGAAGGTTTATTATTATCACGATCTGTTCTCGCCCGGAGAACAGCGGGGCCGCCAGGTGAACCGGCCGGCCACTTACGCTGGCATTTTAGCTAGCGAGAAGCTTTCACACGCGCAGCATCTAGATCGGCCTTTATCTGCGGCATTGCCGCACCAGCGGGTTCTCTACTTGGCGGCGGCTCGTTGAGGTCTCGCGCCCATGGTGCCCCAGCGCGAATAGCTGACGGCGAGTTGGAATCAGTTGAATGCGCGCAAGCTGAGATGAGGAGACCGCAGAGGGTCAACGAACCTGCCCACATAAGGACATGGATGCGCATTGACTCATCCAACCGATTGCCGAAGAATCGATCCTCACATTATAGCACTAGTTCGCCCTGGGAGAGAGGCCCGCCAGCGAACCGGCGGGCCGTACGGCTTACTGCGGAGGCTTCTTCGTCGCGGTTGGCGGTTTCGCTGTGCCGCTCTTCGGGGTACCATAATTCGCTGTGGTACGAGAGCCATAGCCCCCAGGCTTACCATCCATTTTGTTAGCCGATGCCGGCGATGTCATGAACCCGGCGGCGATCACGGCGCCTCCGAATGCAAGAATTACGAACAGGGCAAAAGCTCTCATAATCGACATTTGCTGCTCCCAATATACGTTGTTCAAAATTCGCCACGCGAAATGCGCGTAGCTCGAGCAACGTATTCCAGAGCAAATGGATCGGCGAGTCTTTCCTGTAGGCATCCGAACGAACCGGCCGCCTCCAACGAGAGACAAGGGCGTTGCCCCGGCACAGGTAGCAAGTGAGTGCGGCGCTAACTCATTCCGAACAGAAAAACCCGCCGGCTCCGGTAGCCGACGGGTTCTCAATGCCCATGCGTACCGCGGTACTCGTCACCAATCCGCGATGGTACATCGTAAAGCGGTACCCATTGACGTCAGGTTACCGCTTCAACCGCCGACGGTGCGTCATCAGCCGCTGCCGGTCTCGCTTTCGGTGGATCCTGCGCCGGCGCTTCATTGTGCCCCCCGCTTTCCGTACTTCGCAATCTCACGAAGCGACAAGCGAACGGTCTGGAGGAGATCCTCAAATCGCTGGTGAGCGGCTTCAAGCCGTCGGCGACGATGTATGTCCCGATCGCGGTCGACGCCTCTACGGGTGTCCGGCGCAACGAATTGCTCGCCTTTCGTTGGACGGACTTTGACGCCCAGGCGAAGACGCTCAGGGTCGAGCGTGCGCTGGAGGTGACCAAGAAGTTCGGGGTTCGGTATAAGGTGCCCAAGACATGGCGGGGCAAGCGCACGATCGCCCTGGACGATGGAACGGCCGCGCTGCTTACGGCGGAGCGGGAGAAGCACCAGCGCGTGTTGGCGGGCATCCCTGACGGCGCCGTCGTCGACCTGAGCCTCGTCCGGCTGCCGGATGACGCTCTGATCTTCCCGGGTGCGCCGGGCCCCGGCGAGAGCTTCGACTTCGCCAAGCCACGGGATCCAAGTGCGTTCTCGAAGTCGTTTCGCCGCGGTGCAGACGCGCTCGGCTTCGTCGGGTTCGAGTTTCACCACCTGCGCGGCACACACGCTACCCTGCTCCTGGACAAGGGCATGCCGGTGCACACCGTGGCCGAGCGCATCGGCGACGATCCGGCGGTCCTCCTCAGGAACTATGCGAAGCGCAAGCGCAAGCAGACGGCCGACACCTCGGTCGCGACAGTCATCAACGCCATCTCTGCCGGAATTCTTGAGTCCTAAGCCGCTTGGGTCCAGCTTGGGTCCAGTTCAGCGTCTGTTCGAGGCAAACAACCGCTTAAGCCATTGAAATATCTGGCAGGAGTGGCAGGGCAACCACAGCCCAATGATTTCAATGGGTGCGACACCGCCGGAGCCGATAACGGACCCGCGGAATCCCCTGCAAACCAAGGGCAGTGTCGCACTTTCCGACGCCCGGGACCGGACGATTACCTGGGGCACGAACGCCGCGAGATCATTGACCAGCGCCTGGGCGCCGCACTGATCGAAGCCGGCAACAGCGCGCTCGGCATGCCCGGTACCGTCGACACCTTCAAGGCCATGCTCGACAAGGCCGGCCTCGCCCTGGTGCTGCGATGAGCGGGCCCGAGACCGAAACCCTCGCCCAGGCAATGGAGCGATCTCACCGCGAGTATCCGGCTCGCCATGTGTTCGAGGATAGCCTGCGCCGTTTCGTGACGCTGTGGGCGCCGACCCCGAAAGAGGCCCATTGGCACGAAGATCCTGAGCGCTTCCGGATGGACCTGATGATGCTGCTTCGCGATGCGATGCAGTCCCAGGCGGAGACCTTCTCCCGCGGAGTCGACCATTACGCCTCGCAGCAAATCCGCGCCATGTCGCTGAGGCCGCTCCACGTCATCATGGAGCGCAAGCCGTGACCGCCTTCCTCGTGATCCTCCCCGCCCAATCCGGTCCCCAGCCTCAGATCTGGTACGGCCCGCAATTCGTCGGCTGCACCGGCCTGACGCCCATCGAGACGGTCGAGCTGCCGCCCATCAGCGAGCCATGGGACATCGAGGCAGCCATCGCGTTCGCAACCCAACAAGGTCCATCACAATGAGCAGTCCCGAGAAAGAACGTGTCGACGCCTATCTCGATACGATCAAACGGCTTGAGCCCGACATCGCCATGATCGATAGCGACGCCGGAATCGCCTCGATCGCGATCAGCCTCAAGCGCATCGCTGACGCGCTGGAGCTGCGTAACACCATTGACGCATCAAGAAACGCGCCGCTCGTGGCCTTCGGTCAGCCGATGTTCACCGGGGTGGTCACACCTGGGAGCGCGGGCCGATGATCGTCACCGAGGAAGAAGCGAAGACCAAGCGCTGTCAGGAGAGTTTCGCGGCGGCTACCGGACTGAGCGCAGATGGCCACGCCTACGCGACTTCATGGCACTCCCTCCCTCCATATGCCTCTGGCGGCGCTGGCCACGCGGTCTATACCGCGCCGCAGATGTGCATCGGCTCCGCCTGCATGGCGTGGCGGTGGGGCAAGGTCATCAACGTCTACAAGCCCTGCGATCCGGAGACCAACAACGCCGCCAGTTTCACTGTACACGAGGAGTTGGGTGGCTACTGCGGTAAGGGCGGCATCCCCGTCCAAGTCGGAATGGTTGCAAAGCCATGATCGAGTTCATCGGCAGCCTCATGATGATAACCGGCGGCATCATCGTCGCCATCGCCCTGCTGCATGGTGACGAACCATCGATCACCATTTCACCCTACGAAAACCAAGAAGAAACGGCGGATAACCGCGACTTGACTCTCTACGACTCACCAGCCGTGTGAGATACTGAACCACTTCCCCACCATCACACCATCACACCACCACACCGGAAGGACCATCACCAAATGGCCGAATTTGCTGAAGCCGTTGCCAGTATGAGGGGCGGCGCTGCCGATCGCGCTGCATCTACCGCTCTCGCCAAAGTCGTTGAAGCTGTCCGTGCCACCGGCAAGGGCGGCGCCGTCACTCTCAAGATCGGCATCAAGCCGCTCAAGGATGGCGATGGCGAGCTCGAAATCTCCGCCAAGATCGGCATCTCGCTGCCGGCCGAGGACATCAAGACGGCGATCTACTACGCCACCGAGGACAACAAGCTGATCCGGACCGATCCGCGTCAGATGAGCTTGATCCACGAGGGCAACGATCGCGGTACCGCCGTGGCGCGCCAGCAGGAAGGCGATCTCAACCGCGTCGGCCGTGGCAACGTGACCGTGATCGACGGGGACTCCCGCCGTGCGTAAAGCCAAAACAGTGAGCGGGACGTTCCTTGGCGTGGATTTCTCTGTCGACATCACCGAGTCAAGCGACGAAACGCTGACCGTCTCCGGGGTCGCCGGTGGCATGCCGGCTACCCTCAATCTCAACGTCGGTGATGACTTCTGTCGCGTGTCTGGATCATTGCTCGGTAAGCCTGTCCACATCGCGATAACCTGACGATCCGAGCGGGACCATCGCCCCGCTCGCCCTACCCATCACATCTGCAACCATCACAGGGAAAACCAATGTCCGAAGCTACCGACGTCGTTTCAATCGCCGCCGCCATCAACCACGTGCCCACCCTCGTCAAGGACGAGCGCGGCATCGAATGGCTCATGATCCCCGGTACCGGCGGCTCCTACACCGCCAAGCAGCTGACGCCTGATTCCGAGATCACGCCGAAGCCGGGCTTCGTCTCCGGCGGCCCCCTGGTCGCCACCACGCAGAGCCTGATCGACTACGTGAACCGCTTCAAGAACGACTCGACCGTGATCTTCGCCAACCTCGACACCGCCAAGATCGTGGCCTGCGTCGACTATCACACCGCCGGCAGCGCTGCCGCCGGCCTGCGCAAGCATCACGCGGTCCTGCAGCTGGCGCACTCCAAGGAGTGGCGGACGTGGACCGGCGTGGACGGCGTGATGATGGAGCAGAAGAAGTTCGCCCGCTTCCTCGAGGAGCACAAACTCGACATCACCTCGCCGCCCGGCGCCACCCTGCTCGAAATGGTTCTCGACATGGAGAAGGGCGTCAACATGCGGGTCGGCCGCAAGATGCTGTCCGCCGGCTCCGACCGCGGCATCAGCGGTAGCAGCCTGGACATCGACGGCACCGAGCTCCCGCCGGTCTGGACCCTCGCGATCCCGGTCTATCTCGGCGAGAATCCCGTGGTGGTCACCGCCTATGCCCGCGACGAGATCGACGACGGCAAGCTGATGGTCGGTTTCAAGCTCTCCAAGATCGAGAGCGTGATCGAGGCCGAACTGACGCGCATCGCCGACGAGATCGCCGAGCACACCAAGGTGCCCGTCATGCTGGGTTCGCCCGGCAACGTCTGATCCTACTCTACCCGGCGGCCTCATCAGCCGCCGGTCCCATCCTTCCATCACGGGATGTAGCAAAATGCTGACCTTAGAGCGGCTAAAGACGGTTCTCTCTTACGACGCTGAAACTGGCGAATGGCGATGGATTTTTCTCCGTGGCCGCGTCGTCGATCGTGCGGCTGGCGGCCCGGATAGCGATGGCTACCTACGGGTCAAGATCGCCGGCATCCACTATCGACTGAATCGGCTCGCCGTCTTTTACATGACAGGCGAGTGGCCCGATGGCGAAGTTGACCATCGTGATCTCGATAGAACAAACAATAAATGGGTCAACCTCCGCGCCGCAACCAAAACCCAAAACGAGGGAAACAAAAAGGCCCGGATCGATAGCCTGACAGGCGTGAAGGGCGTCCGACGCAGCAATAAATCTCTCAGTCGGCCATTTGAGGCTCGCATCCGGACTGACGGTAAGCGGAAGTCACTAGGTCATTTCGAAACCATTGAGGGTGCCAGCGCCGCGTATCAGGCGGCAGCCAAGGAGGCCTTCGGAGAGTTTGCGCGAAGCTAAACCACATCTCGTCCATCACCGAGGCCATCATGAACACCAATTCGCCCCAACGAATGCAGACGGCTGCGCGCTATCCGCGCGTGGCTGCCGCACTGACACATCAATGGCAGCGCGCCTCCGAGGTCGCTACAGCCCTTGGCGATAGCGAGGAGTCCGTCCGCTACGCTCTGACCAAACTGCTCGCCAACGGCAAAGCCCAGCGCCAGCAGATGCCCGGCAACGGCGGTCGCCCCGTCTACGGCTACCGGTTGGTGCCCTGATGAAGGGCACCGGCCAACTGACATTCACAACCATGGGCGGCGAGACCGTCACCGTGAAGCCCCGCGGTAAACATTACGTCGCCGCCCGCGGCGGTGCCGATCGCCCAGGCACGGGCCCCACCGGCGAGACTTGCGGATCCTGCAAACACATCGTTCGGACTGGCCGCGGCAAGGCCTATCCGAAATGCGAACTGACCCGAGCGTGCTGGACCCACGGGCCCCGCTCAGACATCCGCGTGCGCTGGGAAGCATGCAGTAAATGGCAAAAGCCGGAGACCAAATAGATGGCGCGCATCCGCTCAATACACCCCGACCTGTTTACCGACGAAGCGTTCATGGGCCTGTCGCCATCCGCCCGCCTGTTCATGATCGGCCTTTGGACCGAGAGCGACGATCATGGCGCTTTCGAGTGGCAGCCAACCCGACTGCGTTTCAAGTTGGCTCCGGTCGACAAGGTTAAGGGCGAAGACCTTCTCGCCGAGTTGGAGCAGGCAAACATCATCCGCAAGGTCGAGATCGGCGGCCGCAGTTATGGCCTCGTGCGCAATTTCTGCCGCTTCCAGCGCCCGAAGAAGCCGACCTACAAGGTCGAGATACCGCCAGAGCACCGCAATTTCATCGCTCTCAAGGACGATGGTACCGTGCCATCACACTACCACATCACCGGAATCACCCAGCCAGTGGGTAACAACGGAGAGAATGTTGGTGGAGACATCACCCACCAGTCACCCACCAGTACGGAAAAGCCAGCCCAAGAGAAGGAGGAAGGAGGAAGGAGGAAGGGGAAGGAAGAATCCAAATCCATAGATAAACCTGTTGTTGTCGTTGCGGCGAGCGATCCGGAAACGGCTTCTGGTACGACGACGACGACCAAGGTTGAAAATGATTTGGCTGTTCAGGAAACCCAGCCGAAGCAGATCGGATCAGCTTTAGGCACTGTCCTGCCGGAGACGTGGGTTCCCGACGAGACCTGCATCGCGGTCGCTCACGACCACGGCATGACCGATTCCGATATCGACGGCGAGGTGTTGCGCTTCCACGCGCTCAATGCCCAGCGCGGGACGTTCTCGCAGAACTGGAGCAAGACGTGGACGCTGTGGTGCGCCGAGTTCAAGCGGCGCGCCACGAAGGAATCGGCCAAGGCGCCGGCGCGCGTCGAGGTGTCCGCGGCCTATAAGCCGTCGATCGACGAGTGGGAGAAAGCCGTCGAGCGCTGGAAGGCCAACAACTCGCATTGGTCGCGCCACTACGGCCCCGAGCCCGGCATGAGCGGCTGCCGCTGCCCGGCGCCGCTGCTGATCGCGCACGGGATAGATCCCGCCACCGGCCGCGCGCTGCCCGCCCAGGTGTCGGCATGACCGCTAAGCGCAAGCCGATGCGCGCCCGATCCGCGCGGCCGAAGCCGTCGAAGCAGGCGTTGCTGCCGGAGCCGACCGACAACCAGATGCTGGAAGCCATGGCGGCTTTCGAGCGGTCCCGAGTGCGCCACGTCCTGATGCGCTCAGGCGATTCCTTCGTCGTGAACGTCACACCGGAGCAGTTCGGCGCGGAGCCGGCGCGGCGCATCCCGCCTCCCGTGTTCGGTACCGAGGCCGACGCGCGCCGCTGGCGCGAGCACGAGATCATCCGAGAAGCCATCACGGCAGGCATGAGGGCGAAGCCGTGACCTTCAAGCCCGAAAACACCGGAGCCGCGCGCTTCTACCTCAAGCAACGGGATGCCGAGGAGCGGATGCGCGATGCCAAACGGGAAACCGGGCGCGTTGCACTGTCCAAGCAATGGCTTGAGACCTATCATGCCACCACCGCGCGCAAGACCGCGTTCAACTGGTCACCATCATTCAAGGTGACCGTACCAGAGGAGACCACCACCAGTGAAGAAAGCCACGCCCAAGAAGCGCAAACGCTCGAAGTCTGTCATGAAGAAGGCATGGGAGACCCGCCGGGCCAATCTGGCGGCGAAGCAGGGACAATCCCCTTCGGCGACGGGGACACACCATTCTGACGCCGATATCTGGTTCGAGATCGCCGAGAGCATCAAGTTCCTCGAAGCGCGGGGCTTCAAAGTCACCAAGGCGTAGACCAACCATCACCACGAAGGGCAGACCATCACAATGCTCAACATCTCCCACCATCACCATGGGGCCATCACAGTGAACGAAGCGATCAAGTCTGTCTCAGCCGTGAAGCGATACCCTCGCGCTCAGAAGAAGCGCGGGGGTGAAACCGTGATCTGGCACCGCTACAAGTCGCTCGATGAGGAGGCGCGCAACGCCTACAAGATCAGTCGTGAGCTCGTAAGCTCGATCGGCCGGCTGATGGTGCACAATCACCTGACGCCGTTGCAGGCGGAAGCCGCTCGCCGTGTCGCCTACGTCATGGCCCGCTTCGAGAAATTCCATGTCGAGGGGCGCCGCACCGCACGCTCGCCGTCGTTCGAGCGCGCCTTCGGATCGGATCAGACACTCGAACGCCTCGCCAACGAGACGGACGGAATCAAGGAGTACGAGACCAAAGCCCGTAAAGCCCGAAAGGACTACGAGAAGCTGATGAAGGCGATCAGCCCTTACGGCTCGCAGGCCAAGAACGTCCTCGACGATCTGTGCTGCTCCGACGTCGAACCGCCAGCGCAGTACCGACAGAACATCGCCCTGGTGCTCTCTGCCGTCGCCAAGGCGTTCGACGTCACCGTGAACGTGCGCCGGACCCGCAAGGTGCGTCCGTGAGCCGGTCGAAGGTGGTCTGGCACGTCCCGCCAGAGCCGCCGGTGATGAAGCCTCCGCACCGTAAGCTCGACCACCGAGATGCCGAGAAGCACGCCTATGGCGTGTTGCCGGGCAAGCATTACCAGCCGAACGGCGGCCGCGAGGTTGAGCGGCGCCGCCGGCAGATGGAGCGCAAAGCGCAGAAGGAGTTGAAGCTATGATCGACGCCACCTTCAGCACGGCAGGAAACGGCGATCGCATCCGCGACCGCTTCGCCGTGTTCGTAAATTCCAGCGTGTACGGTCGCGGCCGCGAGGTGCTGCTGGCTATGGTCGACTTCCGAGGCGATATCGTCGCGGTCGCGCCGTCAATCACCATGGAGGCTAAGACGCCGGAGGAGGTGAACACCACATTCCTCCCGCCGACGATCTCCGGTCCAGCCGGCACGGAGTTTCTGCAATCGGCGCTCGATGCCGCCTGGGCGGCCGGCTTGCGCCCGAAAAACTGGCGTATCGAGACGACCGAGCAAGTCGCGGCGATGAACAACCATCTCCAAGACATGCGCGCGCTGGTGTTCGCGAAGCCGGTCGATCTGGTCGATCCTCGATCCATGGGAAAGATCACCTGATGGCCGTCGGCAAGCAGAACTTCGCCCTCTACACCCTCAAGGCCAAGCTCGACTATCTCGCAAACCGCTGCAAGCCGGGACGGGCCGACAACGACAAGCACATCGCGGAGCTCAGAGCCGCGATCAACATCCTCGAACACAAGGATCAGCCCAATGTCGGTTGAACCCGTCACCGTCACCATCACCACCGAAGAACACGACGGCGAGATCCAGCACGGTCTCGCCCGCGCCAAGGCCGCCGGCGAGCTCGGCCTGGAGCCGAACGAGATCATCTGCCTTGTGGTCGCGCCGGTCGGCGTCCAGCCGGCGTCAGAGATTCTCGATCCCGACACCAAGCTGCCGGTGCGCCCGGCGCGCTACACCTTCGAGTCGACCTGGGCGCCGAGGGCCGTGGAGAGAGCTCGGCGGAGCGTGGAGCAAATGCCGTGGCCCGACGTCAAGCTCCCGCGCGGCGCCCGCTGGCACGGCCCGGTGCCGCAGCCGGAGGGCCCGCCCGCGGAGGCGACGCTGATATCGACCGGAACGAAACTCGTCTGGCCGGACAGCGTTGAAGGCAAGGAAGTGCTCGCCGGCATGGAAGGCGAAATCTCCACGACCTTGCCCGCCAACACCCTCTGACGACAGCGACGAGGCCCCAGGCCATCCTCGAAGCGATGAAGCAAGCCGGCCACCATCACGAAGGACCATCACATGCACATCCCGGCAATTCTGACGCATCCCGAGATCATGGGCCCGCCGCTCGAGCGCGGCGTTCGCTATGCCCACCACTTCGTCGTCGAGCTCATCTCCGACGGCCGCCGCCTATGGGCCGTCGCCAGCGAGGAAGGCAAGAACGTCATCCACCAGATCGAGCACGGCATCGACCCGTCGGCGGAGATTCCGCAGCGGAAGGGCCCAACGATCGAGGAGTGGATGGACGCTGGCTACAAGGCCGTGAACTATCCGCCATCCGGCTACGAGGCAGTCAGCACGCACGCTGAGATCGCAGCCGCCGTCGCAAAGGAACAAGAAGCGGAAGCGGTTACGGATCAGTCCGGTACCGGTGGGGAAGCGGAGCAGAACCAAACCGGCGTTGCCGAGCACCCGATCCTGCCGCCGCCGGCCGAGCCGCCGGAATCGAAGACGCAGGGTGGTGACCTTCCGCCCGGCAACAAGGCCGGCGAACCTCCTGTGACCACGGTAACCTCCGCGACCAGCTTCGACAGTTGACCGGCGGCCACCTCAACTACGGGCCCTGCGAAGGCGGCCCGTATCACAAGAAGCGCCTCGCGGATCACCGCGAGGTGCGCCATATCGCAGTCGATACATTGAGTGGAAAGCCGTTCCCCGCCCTGGTGTCGAGCAAAGACCCGCACATCAGGTTTGGCTCCTATCACTGGAGCGGCAACGTGTGGATCTGGCGCACGCCCGATTCGGAGTGACCCGAAAACCCACGCACCAGTGAAACAGCGCTGTTGATAATATAGGACAGCACTATTGACCTATATTCTCGAATCGATGATGGTCAAAAAATTAATCGTGGGGAATTAAGTGCTTACTCAAGAGCGTGTGCACGAACTTCTTTCCTACGACCCTGTTTCAGGGGTTTTTATTTGGCTGAAACAGCGGGGGAAGGTGAAGGTCGGTTCGGTTGCCGGCAACCCCTCCACCGGAGGTTACACCCAAATCACGATCGATGGGGTGGCCTACATGGCTCATCGGCTCGCGTGGTTCTATGTGACCGGCGAGTGGCCAAGGCGGATCGATCACGAGGACACGGATCGTTCCAACAACCGATGGGGCAATCTGCGTAAGGCGACGCACCGCCAGAATTTGGCGAATGCCAAGAAGAAGCAGAGCAGCACCTTCGCACTCAAGGGCGTCGGTCGCGGGACTCGACTAAATCCCTTCCGCGCTCGGTTTGCCGGAACGCATTTGGGAGTGTTCAAGACGGAAGAAAAAGCCAATGCGGCTTATCTGCGTGCGGCCCAAAAGGCTCACGGAGAATTTGCGAGGGGGTAACCCGACGCTGAGAGAGGGGCAGGGCTTGACCCGGATGTACGGTCGCCCTGCCCCGAAAAGTTTCCTCACCCGCCCTTGTGGCGGGTTTTTCTTTGGAGATCACAATGATCGAACCGAGCAACGGCCGCATCGTCTGGTACACGCCGTACAAGAACGAGCTTCTCAGCCCCTACGGCATGGTCACGCAGCGCGGCGCCGACGGCAAGCCGATCCCGCTGACGGCGCAGATTTGCGCTGTGTGGGGCCCGCGCATGGTCAACCTGCTGGTGACCGATGCGACCGGAAAGACCTTCGCCGTCACCTCGCGCGCGCTTCTGCAGGACGATGATCTGGCGCCGGATGGCGGCGGCTACGCGCAGTGGATGCCCTACCAGAAGGGCCAAGCCGCGAAGGCTGAGGCGAAGGCGTCCGACTGATGTCGATCGTCCCCATCCGTCCCGGCCTCGAGCCCGATCCGCCGAATGGCGAGGTCAACTCTGTCGCGGTGAAGGCGATTGAGGAGCTACTCGAGAAAGCTCGCGCCGGTGAAGTGATCGGAATCGCCTACGCGCTCCAGCACCCGAAGCGCACGACCAGCTTTGGTCGCGCCGGTTTCTGTACGAGGGCGCTCCTGGGCGCTGTTTGTCTCTTGCAGGCTTGGGTCTGCAAGGACGATTTGGAGGAATGATATGCCCGCTCGTCCAGGCGAAGCTCTCAACGACGACACAGCGTCGATCAAGTCGGCGCTAGCGATCAGTGTCGCTGCTGCCGACTCCACGTTCACCGGCATCACGCGCGGCATCTATGTCGGCGTCAGTGGTGACGTCGCGGTGCAGTTCGTTGGCGATGCCGACGCTGCCAGCGTCATCCTAGCTGGTCTCGCTGCCGGCGTGTGGCACCCGATGCAGGTCCAGAAGGTCTTGAAGATCGGCACCACAGCCACCGGGATCGTGGTCGGCTTCTGACCATGACGACAGAGCTACAGCGAGCCGCCATCATCCAGGCGGCCCGTGAGCGCGGCGAGAACCCGGCCTATGCGCTTGCGGTCGCCGAGCGCGAGAGCTCCTTCAATCCGAGGGCGCACTCGAGCAAGACGATCCACGGCATGTACCAGATGCGCGGCGATCTGCGCGCCAAGTACGGTGTCGGCGATTCCGAGGATCCTGCCGAGCAGACCCATGGCTGGATGCGATCGCTGCCGGACCTGCGCAAGGACATGAAGTCCGTCCTGGGCCGCGATGCGAACGATCAGGAAGTTTATCTCGGGCACCACTTCGGTGCCCGTCGTGCTGCGCGGATGTTGAAGATGGACCCCTCAACCCCGGTTGAGGCGCAATTCACCCCGCAGGAGATGAGGGCCAACCCTCATTTCGCGCGTGCCGGCACAGTCGGTAATCTCAATGGAAGCGTGATGGCTGACATTGGGAAGCGCATGGCGCGGTTCGGCGGCGATTTGCCCCCCTCCTCCGAACCCGCCGACCTTTCATCGTTCGGTCAACCTGCCGAGACAGCGCAACCTTTGCGTCTCGGTACCGGTCAGCCGGATCAATCGGTTAGCCAAAACGAGGTGGCCGATCTTTCGTCGTTCGGCACTCCGGTCGAACAGCCATCCCTCGCGTCCGCGCAGCCTCAAGAGGCGCCGGACCTGAGCAGCTTCGGAACGCCCGTCGCATGACCAGCAAGCTGCAACCGACCGTGGCGCAGGCGAAGGCCGCATGGCTCTCGCACCCGAAGCCGTCGTTGAACAACGTGCTCGCCGTTCTGCATGAAGCTGGATTCACCGGCATGGCAAAGTCGACCCTGCAGCGTTGGCAGGCAAGGGGCTGGCCGGAGAAAAAATATGCCTCGGCCAAGGCCGTGCGTGTGGCGAAGGACGTCTCCAAGCTGGTGCACGACCCCGTGGCGGCCGCCCAGGTGGCCAAGGACGCAATCCAAGATGTCGCCGATGCCGATCTCGCGGCCGCGACCACGGATGAGGCTGATGCCATTAAGCTCGCTGAGATCGCTCTCGCGGCGCTGGCGGAGTTAGCGACGCGGGAATCTCTCACGGCGCAGATCCTGCTCTCGCGCCGGATTCAGCGTCATGCCGACCGGCTGGTAAAGAGCTCACCGAAGGAGGCAGCGAAGCTGATCGAGGCGCTGAAGGGCGCAAGCAGCAACATCACCCTGGTGATGCCCAACGGCGTGGAGACCCCTGCGGAGCCTCGCATGATCGGCGGGAATGTCATCGAGCACGATGGGAGCGAGCGCGCACCCACGCCGTTGCAGACATCGATCCGCGAGTTTCGCGCGCAACAGGGTATGAAGGTGGTCAAATGAGAGCGTGCAAGCGCTGCCGCTACGCGGTGCCGGCCAAGGATGGCGACGGCAAGGAATTTTACTGGTGTGGTCTGCTGCCGCCGCGCGGAGAGGTGGTCGACAATGCCGTGCAGTGGATCAGGCCGCCGATGGCCGCCGCCGGCTGGTGCGGGCAATGGCGACTCTCCATTTCAGCACTCTTTAGGCGCCAAAAATGAAGCTGACCCACGAGCATCTTCTCGAAGTTCTGCACTACGACCATGTAACTGGCATATTTAGATGGCGGCGATCGTATCGTCGCGCCGTTGCCGGCAATGTCGCGGGCCATAAAAATCATCGCGGGTACGTGATGATCAGCGTTGGGGGGCGGCTGTTTCTCGCTCATCGATTGGCGTTCTTCTATATGACGGGCGAATGGCCGATAGGATTGATTGATCACGAGGACACCGACAAGTCCAACAATCGCTGGGTCAATCTTCGCGACGCCAATAGTTCCCAGAACGGCGCCAACTCGAAACTGGCCTGCAATAACTCATCCGGCTTTAAGGGCGTTTCATGGGACGCGGAGAGCTGCCGATGGCAGGCATTCATCCATATTGATGGACGAACCAAGCGGCTAGGTCGGTTCGATTCCGCAGAGGAAGCCGCTGCCTCATATCAGTTGGCGGCTCTTGCCAACTTTGGCGAGTTTGCGCGTGCGGCCTGATGCCGAAGGAGCTTCGCGGCACACGCTACATGAATAGCGGAAACGATTGGCTGGGGCACTTCATTACCACGAAGCTCCCATTCTTGGATTTCGATGGTACGCTTGATTTTTACGAGGAAGTCGAGGGACTGATCGACGAGACCGGCCGGGCGCTCCTCAACGCCAACGACCGCTACTATCTTCTGGTGTCGACGCTGCATCGCAAGGATGCGCTCCACCCATGGCTGTTCGAGCGATGCCGGGAAGTCGAGGCCGATCCTGATGGTCACCTCGATCTGTGGGCCCGCTATCACTACAAGTCGACCATCGGCACCTTCGCCGGGATCATCCAAGAGATCATCGTCGATCCGGAGATCAAGATCGCGGTGCTGTCCTGCAAGGATGACGTCGCCAAGCCGTTCCTCAAGCAGATCAAGATGGAGCTTGAGGCCAACGACGATCTGAAGCGCACTCATTCCGATGTGTTCTACCAGAACCCGCGGACGGAATCGCCGAAGTGGTCCGAGAAAGAGGGGATCACGGTCAAGCGCCGGGGCAACCCGAAGGAGTGTACGCTCGAAGCCTACGGGCTGGTCGACGGCATGCCGACCGGGCGCCACTTCGATCTGCTCGACTACGACGACCTCGTGACCGAGAAGCTCGTCGGCAATCCCGAGATGATCCAGAAGGTGACCATCGCCTGGGAGCTTTCGGACAACCTCGGCACGTCCAAGCGGACGAGGAAGTGGCATTGGGGCACGCGCTATTCCTTCGCGGACACCTATGGCGTCCTGATCGATCGGGGATCGCTCAAGGAGCGGCGCTACGCGGCGACCATCGACGGCACCCTGAAGGGCCTGCCGGTGTTCCTGACGCAAGACAAATGGGATGACGTCAAGACCGCCCAGCAGTCGACCGTCAACGCTCAGATGCTGCTCAACCCGCTCGCGGGCACCGAGAGCACCTTCCGGACGCGAATGCTGCGGCATTACGACATCATCCCGGCGGTGCTCAACGTCTACATCCTCTGCGACCCGTCAAAGGGGCGCGGGGCCCGGTCGGACCGCACTGCAATCGCGGTGGTCGGCCTCGATGCTGCCGGGAACAAGTATCTACTCGATGGCGTCCGGCACCGGATGAAGCTGTCCGAGCGGTGGGGCATCATCAAGAAGCTGTACCGCAAGTGGTGCGAGCACCCGGGCGTGCAGATGGTGCGCGTCGGGTACGAGCAATACGGCATGCAGACCGACCTCGAAGTGATCGAAGAATACATGCAGCGCGAGGGCATCTTCTTCGAGATCGAGGAGTTGAATTCCTCCCGCGACGGCAGCGGCAAGCACTCGAAGAACGATCGCATCGAGCGCCTGGAGCCCGACCTTAACCGGGGAATGTTCTATATTCCGGCCGTTGTCTACCACCCGGACTTCGGTGGCGGTCACCAGAATTCATCATTGTGGGATGTGTGGTCGGAGAAGGACCACCAGTTCGCGGCCGAGTCCGGCATGGTGAACAACCCAGCCGTGGACACGATCATCTATCGCGGCATGCAGGGACCGACGCGCCAGCAACGCTATTGCGAGGCGACGTTCCAGACCCATCGCATCGTGACAGCACTGAAACATCGCGACGAGCGCGGCGATCTGTACGACCTGACGCGCGCCTTCATCGAAGAAATGCGGCTGCATCCGTTCGCACCGCATGACGATCTGATCGACGCGGTAAGCCGCGTCTACGACATGGAGCCGAAAGCCCCGGTTATGTACGAGACCGTGGCGGCCGAGCCCACCATCCACCCGGATAGTTGAGGGTTCCATCCTGTGAGAGTTCTTCAGACGATCCCGGCCCAGCTTCGTGGGCGCGGGCACAACGAATGCACGCCTATCGAGTGCGAGTGCGGTTGCCAGATGCTGTTTCCGATCTCGGACGGCGTGCGATCGGACGGCGATCTCGACGACCCCGCCAGCACCGTCCCGGTGAAATGCCCCGCCTGTCAGGCGGTGGTGGAAATGCCGGTGACCGAACTTGTCTCCCACAACGGACAGGCCAAATGACCACGCCATACAATCCGCCGACCAGGGTGAAATCCCTCGAGGTGCCGTTCAAAACCCTGATCGTGCGCGCCGATCCAGACTTCGAGCAGGCCAAGCGCCGCGAGGTGTTCTACGAGTTTTCCAACGGCCGCGTGTTCCGCGAGAACAACGCCACGCAGGGGCCGTACGCATCATGAGGACGCTCGACGTGCCGCAGCTGGTGCGCGCCGAGGTGCAGCAGCGCGACGCCGACCGCCAGATGCAGACGCGGCTGATGTACGTGCCGCCGCTCGACGGATCGCTCGACCCGCACCGCAATTTCGACGCCTTCGTGGCCGGCCGGATCATGGAGATCCTGAACCACCATTTCCCGGGCTATCCGTGGCACGCCGTCTCGAACGCGCAGCAGGGCATCGTCTATTTCTCGATCCCCGTACTGATGGGCGAGACGTTGCGATACCTCATCAAGCTCGGCGATTGGAGCGATCTGAGCCCCAAGCTGGTGATCGACGGCGGCGGCGAATTGCTCGAACGCATGAACCTGCCGCGCAAGGGGTTCGATGTGATGTCTTTCATCAAGGCGCGCGATCAGAAACACCTTTCTGACTTCGCCGACGCCGGCAAGGCTCGTCGCTGATGGCGTATTACGCTGATCCAAACTCCGTCCCGCGCGGTGGCGAGGATACCGTCACCTCCGCGCAGACGCGCGCTTCGTCGGCCGCTGTCGATGGTCCGGACCTCTACCAGCAGGCAACAGACCAGCTGACCGACGGCGCCGCGCGCGAGGATGACGACGAGGACGATCAGTTCGAGGACAAGCCGAGCAATACCACCTTCCTGCAGATGGTGCGGGAGGCGGAGTCGCAGGCCTCGCTCTATATGAGCCAAGTCAACAAAAAGGCGTGGTCTCAGGTCTATCGCGCCTTCCACAACCAGCATTTCGTCGGCTCGAAGTATGCGAGTGACGACTATCTGAACCGCTCCAAGCTGTTCGTGCCGCAGACCCGCAAGGCGGTCCGGAAGGATCTTGCCGCGGTTGCGGCCTCGCTGTTCGGCTCGATCGATGCCGTGAGCGTCCTACCCGGCAACGAAGGCGACGCGATGCAGCGCGGATCGGCCGCGGTCATTCAGGAGCTCGTGAACTACCGGACCGACCGCTCCAGCGGCAAAGCCTCGATTCCGTGGTTCCACGTCGCGCTCGGCGCGCGGCAGGACTCGGTGCTGACCGGCATCTGCCTGTCCAAGCAGTCATGGAAGCTTGAGCTCAAGCGCTCCTCGAGCGAGACGGTGACGGACGACGAGACCGGCGAGGAGCGCCAGCGCGACGTCTGGACGCCCTTCATTGACCGGCCGGATTCCGAGTTGATCCCGCCCGAGAACTTCGTGATCGATGCCGCCGCCAACTGGACCAACCCGGCCCAGGACGCGGCCTACATCATCATCAAGTGGCCGATGCGGATCGACGAAATCCGCCGCAAGCAGAAAGACCCGCGCCAGCCTTGGAACGCGCTCACGGAATCGCAACTGCGCGGCGCCGGCGAGAAGGGCAAGTTCGACATGCAGGCGATCCGCCGCGCGCGTGAGCAGGGCCTCGACCGGCTCGGCGACGAGCAGCAGAGCGACCGCAACTTCGATCTGATTTGGGTCTACGAGACCTTCATCCGGACCGCCGGGGAGGATTGGACGTTCCTCTCGGTCGGCGACAAGTGGATGCTGACCGACCCGCGACCGGTCGCTGAAGTCTATCCGGAGCAGTTCGGCGAGCGCCCCCTGGTGCTCGGCTATGGCTCCTTCGAGTCGCATCGCATCTTCCCGATGTCGAACGCCGCCAGCTGGCAGCCGCTGCAACTCGAAATGAACGACCTGCGCAACCTGTCGCTGGACGCGGTGAAGCAGAACGTGATGCCCGTTACCAAGGTGGTGCGTGGCCGGCAGGTCGACCTCGACCAGCTGAAGCGCCGCGGCCAGGGCTCCTCGATCATGGTCACGGCCAAGGACGACGTGACATGGGAGCGTCCGCCGGACGTCCCCGCCTCCGTGCAGGCCATGAAGCAGGCCCTCGACATCGACTTCGACGACCTCGCCGGCCAGCAGAATTACGGCACGGTCGAGAACAACAACGCGCTCGGCAAGACGCTGGGCGGCCTGAAGCTCGCCGCCGGCGCCGCCAACGCCGTGCAGGAATTCGACATCCGCATCTGGATCGAGACGTGGTGCGAGCCCGTGCTGGCGCAGATCGTCCGCCTGGAGCAGTTCTACGAGAGCGATCCGCTGATCCTCGGCATTGCCGGCGAGAAGGCCAAGCTGATGCAGAAGTACGGCATCAACGAGATCAGCAACGAGCTTCTCGAAAATCAGGTGACTCTCCGCGTGAACATCGGCCTCGGCGCCGGTGATCCGCAGCAGCGGCTGGCCAAGTTCAACAGCGCCATACAGGTCGCGCTGCCGCTCTTGCAGATGGACCCGGATTTCCTCTCCGGCAAGAAGCAGATCAACGGCGATGCCGTTATGGAGGAAGTGTTCGGCGCCGCCGGCTATCGCGACGGCGGCTCGCGCTTCGTCAAGGAAGGTCAGGGCAAGCAGCAGGATCCGAAGCAGCAGCCCGAAATTGAAAAGATGAAGTCCGAGACCGAGAAGAACAAGGCGCTGGCGAAAAAGGCCATCATCGACGCGCTGTCCGGCGCCGCCAAGGTCGGCATCGACATCAAGGAGCTCGAACTGCTCAAGATCGAGCAGGAATTCCAGATGCATATCGATCACGTCGATCAGGTCGGACGGGCCCACGACATGGGCCACCAGCACGGCCACGCCATCGCCGATCGCAAGAAGGCCGCCCAGGGCCTCAACCCCGATGGCACGCCGATCCAGCCGCCGGCCGGCCCCGATGGTCAACCGCTTCCGGATCAGGGTGGAAGCGGTGCGCCACCGGTGCCGGACCTGAGCGGGATAGCTTCCGCAATGGGTGCGCCACCGGCGCCGGGCGGCATCTAGCCCATGCTTCGCGGCCCTATCCGCTTCACGAACGCCTCCGGCGGCACCGGCGATTTTGTCTACCCAGGCCCGACCATCGACATGCAGAGCCCGGCGGCGGCTGGCGCGGTCAATGGCGCAGTCTACGTCTATTACGCGCAGTCGCTCGACATGGTGCAATGGGAAATTGGCAGCGGCGCTTACACTTCCGCCAGCGGCACCTTCGCACGTACCGCGGTCGCGGCCAACTCGAACGGCGATACCGCCAAGATCAGCTTCACTAATCCGCCGCAGATCGTGGTGTTCGACACCGCGGCGCCATTTGTTGCCGCTGTCAGAACACAAGTATTCGCAGCGAACGGAACCTACACGCCCAGCGCCGGGATGCTCTACTGCGTCATCGAATGTGTGGGCGGTGGTGGCGGCGGCGGCGGGGTAGCAGGTGCCGCGACGGGTTATTTTGGTGCGGGCGGTGGCGCCTCCGGCGGTTACTCCAAAAAAACTGCGTCGGCCGCGACTATCGGCGCGTCTCAAGCTGTGACGATCGGGCCCGCTGGTTCTGGTGGAGCGTCTGGCGCAAATAACGGTTCAGCGGGTGGAGATACCAGCGTTGGATCTCTGTGCATTGCCAAAGGGGGCAGCGGCGGCACGGCCGGCAGTAATGCTTTGGTAGGCCAAGGAGGCGCCGGCGGCATTGCAGGTACAGGTGATCTCGCGATCCCAGGAGCGCCCGGCGGCAATGGTTTTTACAACGGTACAGCCAGCAATATCCAGGCGCCAAGCGGGTGTGGTGGTTCATCGACGTTTGGCGGCGGCGCGCCGGGCGTCTGGGGCGCTGGCGCAAATTCCGGAGTGGCTGCGACAGGAAAAGGAAGTGGCGGTTCAGGAGCCTATGTCGCGGCGGCGGCATCCAATGCCGCGGGCGGAGCTGGCGCAAGCGGCACAGTCATAATTACGGAATACTGCTCGCAATGATGACGCCAGCAAGCGACGCAGCGAATCGCTCGGATTAACTAACACAAGGACATCTGAGGAATGGCAACTGCAGCCGAAAGGCTTGCGGTTCTGCGAGCTATTGAGCGCTCCGCTGAACTGCAAGTTCAACTCGACAAGAGCGCTGGGCTCCGACCGATGGTCACGATCCTGAGCAAGGCGCGCGAGCAAGCCGCGCTCGCCATGAACTCACTGGTCTACGCGGACCCGGCCGACGTGACGCTGATCCGTGGATACCAGAACGAAGTCCGTCGTTACGACGATCTCGTGGCGTGGTGCCAGGAGATCATCAACGAAGGCATCGAGGCCGATCGGCGCATCGATGAAGCCGAGCGCATCGAATTTTCCAACCTCCTCCTATCGCCGGAAGTCGCGGAAGAAGCCCGCGCGCTTGGCGTGAATGAACAGGGACACGACGCATGACCTTCAACAACCGAACGCCGTCAAAGGCCGAGCAGGAAGCCGAAGCGCGCGGCCGCAACGTCCGCGACGAAGCGGGCAACGATCTCGGCTCCGATCCGCGCCAGACGCCGATCAATGACGGCACCGAAGAACTCGGCGGCGATCCGGCCCCGCGCCAGATCGAGCAAGAGGACAGCGACGAGCCGCGCGGACGCATCAAGCCGGTCCATATGTCGCCGGCCGATCAGAAGCGCGCCGAGTTCGCCAAGCGCTTCAAGCGCGACGATGAGGGCAACGTGCCCTACAACGGCAACCCGAACGACCCGGAGATGCAGTACGGGAAGTTTGGTCGCGAAGCCGAGCCGGAGCCTGAGCCCGAACCCCAACCTGAGCCGCAGGCGCGCACCGAGCCGCAGCCGCAGGCCGAGGAGCGCAAGCACACCATCACGGTGCGCGGCAAGGTGCTTCACCTGACCGATGCCGAGCTGCTCGAGCGCGCCTCCAAGGTGGAAGCCGCCGACAGCTATCTGGCGGAAAGCCGCGACCTGCTCGAGCAGGCCCGCTCCGTCAAACGAAACAACGCCGAGCGTGACGGCGTGGACCCTCACCGCCCCGAGGGCCGAACCAACACGCAAGACGACGGACTGGATCGCGATTTAGCAACCGAGGGAGATCAACGCCCCGATCCCCTTGTGCAAGCTATCGAGGAAATCCAGTTCGGTGATCCCAAGGAAGCCGCCGGCAAGCTCCGTCAGGTGATTGCAACGGCATCCGACGAAAACGCAGATCAGCGCCAAATCAAGCGGCTCGTCCAGAAGGACGCGCTCAATGCCCAGGCGTCGACCAAAGCTTTCGTGGATCAGAACCCCGAGTTCAAGGATCCTCGTACCGAACGCTGGATGCGCGATGAGCTCTACCAGATTCAGCGCGAGGAGATCGCGGCACTCGGAGTGGTCGACGCCGACAAAGTTCCCACGGACATGAAGACGATCGCCGAATGGCATCAGTTCTATCGTGTCCACGGGGCCAAGGTTTCCGATCCGGAATCGATGCTCAAGACGGCAAAGACCCGGTTCGAGACTTGGCGCGGCGTTGGACCGAAGCCGGCTGCACAGCAGCGCGAACAGCGTCGCGAAGCACCTCGCGTCGAGGTGAACGTCAATCGCGACACGCGCCGTGCGGCCATCCCCAACCAGCCATCGCGCCCCTCCGCGCCTGTCCCTGATGCCGTCCAGCCGAAGCCGCAAGGCTCTAATCGGTCGGGCGTGATCGAGAACATGCGGAAGGCCCGCGGCCAGCTGGTCGGGTAGTCCCCACCACCTTTCACCATCACCCCATCACACAGAAGGACGATCATCATGGTCGGTCAAATCTGGTCGGTGGCTACCGAGGGCGGGTTCATGTATTCGGACGAGTTGTCCGATACGCTCCGCCAGCAGGTTCAGCCCCTGACCAAGTTCCGTCAGCTTTGCGATGCCCAGGACGGCAGCGCGAAGGGTCTCAATCGCGGCGACAAGTACAACTGGAACGTCTACTCCAACGTGGGTACCCAGGGCCGCCGTCTCGACGAGCGCACGCCGATGCCGGAATCCGGCTTCACCGTCGCGCAGCGCCAGCTTACCGTTTACGAGGCGGGTAACTCCGTCCCCTACACCGGCAAGCTCACGGACCTCGCCAAGCACGACGTCGTGTCGATCATCGACAAGACCCTGAAGGACGACGCTCGCAAGTATTTCGACATCGAGGCGTTCCTCCAGTTCAACAACACCGCTTGCCGGTTCGCTCCGACCGGCGGCAACTCGGCTACCGCCATCACGCTCGACACCGGCGGTGTCTGCTCGACCACCAACAACCTTGCCCTCAACACGGGACACATCAAGGCGATCGGTGACACGATGAAGGAGCGGAATTGCCCGCCCTACATCATGGATGACTACGTTTCGATCAGTCATCCCTCCACGTTCCGGGCGTTCAAGAACACCCTGGAGACGCTGCACCAGTACACCGAGACCGGACTGGCGCACATCTTCAACGGCGAGATCGGGCGCTACGAGTCGTTCCGCTTCATCGAGCAGACCTTCATCCCGAAGGGCGGCGCGGCGAACGCAACGACCTACGATCCGTGGGGCGGTACCGCGCAGGCGTGGGCGAATGCCCTCTCCTCCTGGGCGTTCATGCTGGCCGGCGACACCGTGACCGAAGCCATCTGCGTGCCGGAGGAAATCCGCGCCAAGCTGCCGGGCGACTTCGGTCGGTCGCGCGGCATCGCGTGGTACTACCTCGGCGGCTTTGGCCTCGTCCACACGGACGCGACCAACACCCGCGTGTTCAAGTGGGACAGCGCGACCTAATCGGTCGCAGAAAGGAGAGCAGAGCAATGTCTTACGACAATCCGATCAAGCGAACCTACGTGTTCCCGTCCTCCGCGTTCGGTGCCACCACCGAATCGCGAGCGATCAAGGGCCCGGCAGGTAAGGTTGGCATCGTCCGCGATATCCGCACCTACATCACCGCGGATATGGTGGGCACCACCACGGTGCCGGAGATCAACGTCGGCTCCGCCGCTTCGGTGGTTGGCACGCTCAAGACCGAGTATGCCCGTCATCGCCTCGGCACCACGGCGATCCTGGGCAACACCGCTGCGGGCACGCCCTACTCGGCGCGTGATCTTGCGGCTTCGGCGCCGGGCACCACGGGCGGCGTCCCGCCCGCCTTGAGCGATTTCGCGGGCCACGTCGCCCTCGAAACCGCGCCGATCCCGAAGGACACCACGGTGTTCATCACCCGTGTCGCCGGCGCCGGCGGCACCCCGGCCGGCACCGGTATCACCGAAGTCGATATCGAGTGGATGTAGTCTGATCCACGACAAGATCGCCAGACGGCCTCGCCTCAACAGCGGGGCCGTTTCGTTTCAAGCGACGAACACGAGGAGTCCAGAGATGGGCGCCTTCATGGGCTTCCCCTTCGGGGAGGCCAAACGCAACCAGCCGGTTGACCTCAAGCCCTGCAATCCCCTGCCGCAGAACAAAATGCAGCAGGATGTCGGAAACGCCGGGCTCGATGGTTACTCGGTTCTCTCTCGCGCTAGCCGGTCGACCGGTCAGCGTCCCGCAATCTGCGAGCAGCACCCCGACTATTGGGGCCCTCGCCAAACTGAGGAGCAGTAACGATGGCGTCCGGCAACAAGAGCGGCGGTGTGTTCACCGGCAATCCGATGGGCAAGGGCAAGTCCGAAGGCATCGTGACCAAGGGTATCGGTCACGGCGGCCAGAAGATCATGTCCGCCTTCCCGCAGGACAACGTGCACGGCGTTGACCTTCCCGATACCCGCGGCGGCTCGTTCCGCGGCGGTCCCGATAACCTCGCCCACTCCCTGAAGGGCACCAGTGCCGTTCAGACCGGGCCGGGCTCGGCCGGCAAGGTCAAGTACAACAACGGAGACTAGTATCATGGCGTCAGCCTCGAAATTGCGCATGGATCGTTCCAAGCCGTTTGGCACGGTCCATGGTGAGCGTCAGCCTGGAGACCTTCACCAGAACACACACTTTTTTCAGGACGGCATGCCGTTCGACGCGCATGGCCTTCTGATCTACGAAGCCATCGAAGATCCGAAGATCAAAGCGCTCGCCGATCGGAAGCTGAAGAAGTTGCCTGCGGCCAAGCCTGCGGCCGAAGGCGACGATGACGGGGCTGGCGACGATGATTCCGACAACGACACCGGCGGGGATGACACCCCGCCGGCTTCGAGCTCGCCGGAGGAAGTCAATCTCGAATCGTGGCTGCGGGGAGAGGCGAGCTATCCGTGGTTCGCCATCACCAAGGCGGTTCGCGAGCGGCACTCGAACAACATCAGTCGGCAGCCCGAGATGGTCGAATTTCTGGTGCGCGATCTGAAGATCATTCCGGAAGATCAGGTTGCCGCCGACCTGCGCAAATACCTGAAGGACTGAGCCAGCGATGGTCATGTCATACAACACTCTGGTCGCGCCCAAGGGCGTGGCCGGCTCCATCACCGATTGGGTCGGCTATGGCAAGATTTCCGTGCAGGCCGACACCATCCTCACTGAAGTCCAGGCGCTGATCTATCAGGCGCTTCGCGTGCGCGAGATGCGCTCGCAATATGTCTTTGGCGTTCCGGTCGGCAATTGTCGCGTCGCGCTGCCAGCCCGCTTCCTCGATCCGATCGGCAAGCTGCGCGACACCACTTTCGGCGGCCGATATCGCCATCTGACTGAGAGCGATGTCACCGACCGCCGGTACTACCAGCCGGTCTCCGGCGGCTCGTTCGGCAACAACCCGTTCACCACGGGCACGCTGAATTCCGGACAGGTGGCGGCCGTGCTCGCCGCGCACGGGCTTACTCAGGGCTCCGACATCACCATCGCAGGCGCGACGTCACCGATCGACGGCGTGGGCGTCAACGGCACCTTCCTTCTGACGGATGCCTCGGACCCGAACGCGCTCGCCTTCCTCACCTATGACAACGCGACGGTTGGCGGAGTGAATGGCGGCGGCGCGGCCGCGACGTGGAGCGCCAACAAGCTCATCGCTGGCACGCCGACCTGCTGGGCGATTTGGGACGAGTACCTGCAATTCGATCAGGCGTTCGATACCGCAACACAATTCCGGCTGATGTGCTTCAAGGCGCCGGCGCCGCTCTCGACGCTCAATCCGACGAATTTCCTGACGACGCGCTACCCGCAGTTGCTCCGGGTGGCGACCCAGCTATGGGCAGCGTCATTCATGAAGGACGACAACGAGAAGCAAAAATCCGCCTCCGATTTGGGCGCTCTGATCCAGGCAACCAACGCCGAAAGTGACCTGATGTACCGCGGCGCCGAACTCGACACGGACACACCGTAACCAACCTATCTACAGTCCTTGATCTCGGCGGCGATCAGCGACTCCAGAGCCGGAATCCATCGGGCGTATGCGGCTGCTGTGTAGTGGATGCCATCGGTCATCTTTGATCCCGGCGGTAACTGCGGCTCGATGTAGGGCGCCTCGGCCGCGATGGCTGCGAGGCTTATTTGCTGGCTCGTCTCACCATCGGACGTGACCGAAATTGAAACCAGTCGTGGCGACCGCTTCGCTGCGATCCTGAGAAGATCAGAAAAATCCCGGCCAGCGGACTTCGATCCGATGTCGTTGGCTCCAAGAGCAAGCGCGATCAAGAACGGGGTTCGGTTGGCAAAGAGGCGCTGGGCAAGCTTAGCCGCCTCTCCAATCGTCATGCCGCCGACGCCGGCATTGATGACGGGATGCCCGCAAAGCTGTCTCGGTAGCGGGGCCATTTCGGTGATGCTGTCGCCAAGAACAACGATCGGCTGATCCGCATCTGCCAACGCAGATCGGATCATGAACTGCCTGACCTCGGCGTGGTCGTGAAACTGGTGGCGGGAAACTTCGCCGAGACGAGTTCTCACGCGCTGGAGTTCAGAGAACGAGGCGACGAAAGCCGCGAGACAGGCGGCCACAATTATCCACGGAAGGGTGCGCGACATGCCCCTTTCTTACCACCACAACCTTAGTGCGATCAACCGGGGCAGCTCTATGAAACTTGACACGGGTACACCATAATGGCCGCAGACACCTATTCGGCCCGCCTCGGCTTGCTCGAGATGGGCACCGGCAACCAGAATAATAGTTGGGGCACCTCGTTCAATGCGTCCGTAACGGATGTGGTAGACAGGGCCATTGCTGGCATCATCAGCCATGCCGATACCGGCGGCACGCTCGACCTGTCCGGATCTCCGCCGCCATCCTCCATGCGGCAGGACATCGATGCCATTCAGAATTTCACTGGCACACTAACCTCCAATCTGACGGTCATTGTCCCGAACCTGTCTAAGACGTGGCTGTTTGCCAACAACACGTCGGGCGCCTTCAGCCTGTTCGTCAAGACAACGGCCGGGACGGCCACGCAAATCCCGCAAGGCGCGACTAAGCACGTCTATTGCGACGGCAACAACGTCGTGAAGCGGACTGATGACGAGGAGATTGGATCGTTTCGCATATCCGGCAAGGCGGCTGCGGGCGCCGGTGAACTCGCCTGCAACGGCGCCTCGAAGCTACGCACAGACTTTCCCGACCTGTTCAGCAAGATTGGCACCACATGGGGCGCGGTGGACGGCACCCATTTCACGCTGCCGCTGCTCACCGACACCGGCCGATTCCTGCGCTCCTCGACCGGATCGCTCGCGGTCGGAACCTATCAGTCCAATCTGGTCGGCGCGCACAACCATACCGTGACTGGCGCGCCATCGGTTGGCTCACTCGGCACCGACAATCCGGGCAACCATACGCACGCCAACACACTGACCGATAACGGCCACGTACACCCCAACGGCGGGTCATCAAATACTGTCACGGCCGGAACTCTTGGTGGTAATCCGACTATCGGTTATGTTAATCAAGGCGTGAACGGAACGTCCGCGTCAACCGGCGTCACCATCACCAACGCTGCGGCTGGCGCCCACACCCACACCATTACCGGCGCTCCCGGTCTCGGCACGCTCGGTACCGCCAACAATGTCGGCGCGGAAACCCGGCCCGAATCCGCAGTCGTCCTGATCTGCATTAAATACTGATGTCCGAGCTTCAGGAACTGCAGATCGCGCCCCCGCCGGGCGTGGTGAAAACCGATTCCAATCGCGTCATCGAGGGCAGATGGTCCGACACGATCAACATGCGGTTTGTCAAACAGCGGCCGCAGAAGATCGGCGGATGGGTCAAGGGGTTCGTTACCCCGACCGACGGAACCCCGCGGACCCTGCACGCATGGCGTGACAATTCGTTCAACGCCTATATGGCCGTCGGCACTTACAAGAAGCTCTACGCGTACGATCCCAACCTTGCGCAGAACGACATCACGCCGTATCGCTCGACTGGCACGCTCGGCAATAACCCGTTCACCACCACCAACGGCTCCGCCAGCATAACGGTCGCCCACACCGCGCACGGTCTCGGCGTCGGGGACCTGATCTACCTGTCTGGCTCAACCGCTGTTGGCGGCATCACGCCGAACGTCTCGTCAGTTCCCGTCATAACCGTGGTCGATTCCGATCACTATACATTCACATTTTCTTCGCCGGCAACTTCGGGAGCGACCGGCGGCGGGGCGGCGGTGGCCTTCAAATACGAGGTGCCCGTCGGCGTCGAGCTCGGTACCTATGGCCTCGGCTGGGGCGTCGGGCCGTGGGGCCTCGGTACCTGGGGCACCGCGCGAGCCTCATCGACCATCGCAATCGAACCTCGCGTCTGGTCGCTTGACCACTTTGGCAAGCTGCTGCTCGCTGCCTACAATGGTGGATCGATCTATCAGTTCGACCCAACGGTCATCCAGCCATGGGGCCGCGCGACGATCCTCGATGCCTCGGCGCCGACGAATGTCCGCGCCATGTTCGTCACGCCGGAGCGCTTCGTCATGGCGCTGCTCGACGGGATGCAGGTCGCGTGGGCCAGCCAAGGCACCCTTGCTGTTTGGACACCAGCTACCGGCAACACTGCAAATGTCCGCACGCTGACCGAAGGCACCAAACTGGTCGCAGGTCGCGTGCTGGCTGACTTCGTGTCGCTGATCTGGACGGACGCTGCGCTCTACCGCTTCCAATACAACGGCTCGGCCTACATCTATGGTTCGAGCATGGTGGCGAAGGATTGCGGTCTGATCTCACCAAACGGCTGCCTTACCGTCGGCGGCATCGGCTACTGGATGGGTCAGAACAATTTCTGGAACTACAACGGCACCGTCCAGCCGATGCCGAACGTCGAGGACATTCGCAAGTACGTCTTCGATAACCTGAAAACGGACTACGGCTACCAGTGCAATGCGGTCTACAATCCGACGTTCAACGAGGTGTGGTTCTTCTACACCATCAATGGGCAGGTTAACCCGACGCTTGGGGTTGTCTATTCGATCTCCGAGCAGTGCTGGGCGCCGCTCTATTGGGGCCGCTCGGGAGGCACGCACTTCACCCAGGGCGATACCCGCCCCTACATGGGCGATCCATCCACCTTCCTGATCTACCAGCACGAGAACGGGCTCGATGCGGATGGCTCTATCCTGCCGCTTTCGATGACGCTTGCGCCCTACGGTATGACTAAGGGCGGCAAGTACAACATGATGGTCGAATATCTGGTGCCGGATTTCTTCCAGCAGACCGGAGACCTCACCGTCACCATGACGGCGTGGGATCGCGTCAACGACACCGCGCCGCTGGAGACTGAGACCGAGACCGTCGTGGCTACCGATAACGGCACCGTCGATGCCAGAATCTCAGGCCGCTACATCGGTCTCACTGTCAGCGCTTCCTCGCTCGGCAGTTATGTGCGGCTCGGCATGCCGGTCGCCTTCATCAAGACGGCGGGAGATCGCAGTTGAGAAAGCTGTTTGTATCCCAATTCCCCGGCATTCCGCCCGAGTTGCAGGGGCTATTCAACGAACTCGAGAACGCCAGCCAGGACGGCGATGTCGTCGATATCGGTCAGGCCTTCACCATCAACGGTTCATTCACAGAAACAACGGTCCTCAATGTCAAGGCGCCGACGCTCGCGAACACAGCGGCAGTTCTCGCAACCCTCATCCTCTACCTCCAACGTGGTGGAGCTACACGCAGCACCTGATCCGGTCGCTGCCGAACTGGTGGTGGAGCAGTTACCCACCAGTACCGAACCTGTCCACCACGACCATATCGTGGTGCGCTATGCCGAGACGGACGACGATGTGATCGCGATCCATCGGTTCCTGCTTGTCGTGGCGCAGCCTGCCATGCGCTGCCCGGTCGATGTCGAGCAAAGCCTGATGGAGATCATCCGCGTCACCAAGGAGAACGTGGCGCTGATGGTCCTTAAGGGCGGCCTTCTCGTCGGCACCATGGGCCTGATCGATCCGGCGTGGTGGTACAATCCGAAGCATCGCTTCATGGCTGACAGGTGGCATTTCGTTCTGCCGGAGCACCAGCACGGACCGGTCAATCGCGCGCTGATCGACGAGGCGCGCAAAATCGCAGCCGACGCCGGTCTCGAATTCATCCACCAGGGCAAGATCAGGGAAAAAGGCGGGGCACAACTGATGATGCCACGGGCTTACCCGGTGCAAATCACTTAGACTCCTGCATACGAAGGGGTTTTCAGTATGTTGATCTGCACACAACCTGAATGCGAACGGCCGAGATTTGGCCGAGGTTTGTGCAACAAGCACTATCAGCGCGTTCGTCTTGCGGAGCGTTCTGCGAGGCCCGTTCCGCCCGGAATTAAGATTTGCAAGGAATGCAAAGAGGAGAAGCCCCTCTCTGAATTTGGACCTCATCCGGGGTGCAAGGATGGCTTTCGCCCCCGATGCAAGGTGTGCATGTCGACGTACCACAGGGAAGAACGTCAAAAAAATCCTGAGCGCGATCGCAAGTATATGCTCAGGCGCTTCTACAAAATGACGCAGGCGGATTACGACGAGATGCTGCTCGCTCAGGGCGGCCGTTGTGCGATCTGTCGCACCGATAAGCCGGGCCCCGAGCACTACAAATTTCTATGCGTCGACCACGACCACACCACCGGGAAAGTGCGCGGTCTGCTTTGTAGTCCCTGTAACGTCGGCATCGGAAATTTTAGCGACGACCCATCCCGCCTATCGATGGCTGCCAAATACCTCTTGAAGGGGAGGAACTGACTTTGTGTTTTGGGAATCAAACCACGGAAACGAAGAACACCACTTCGACGGCCAATCCGGCCGTGTCGAGTGCTGCGACGAGCAATCTCGATTTCGTGCAGGGCCTGCAAGACAAGGGATTTCAAGGCTACACCGGCCAGCAGGTCGCGGGCTTGTCTCCCGGCCAGCAAGGCTCGATCGACGCCGCAACCGGCATCGCGAACAATGGCACCGGTGCGGCCGCCACCAACCTCATCAACGGCTATTCGAGCGCGCCGGCACAGAGCGTGAGCTCGAACTCCATCGCGTCGAATATGTCGCCCTACATGAACCAGTACCTGATGCAGGCGCTGGCGCCGCAGCTGCATCAGATGGACATCTCGAATGCTGCGACCAATGCCGCGACCGATGCGGGCGCAACCGGCTCCGGCGCGTTCGGTGATGCGCGTACCGGCATCCAGCAAGCCAACAATGCGTTCAACCAGAACGTTCAGCGCGAAGGCGTGATCGGCAACGCCTACAATCAGGCATTCAACACCGCGATCGGCGCCGGTGCGCAGGACTCCTCGAACCAGCTTGCCGCAGCAAACGCCAATGCTGGTTACAACGAGAGCGCACTATCGCGGCAGCTTGGTGGAGCAAACGCACTACAGGGTCTCCAAACCCAGCAACTCGGCGCGCAGACCACGGCGAACACGCTCAACCAGCAGGACACCGCGCAGCAACAGGCGCAGCTTACTGCTCAGTACAATCAGTGGCTCATGGCGCAGCAGTATCCGTTCCAGACCGCGCAGTTGATGAACCAGACGACGAACGCCGGAGCAACGGCGATGCCGGCGAGCACCACGGCGACGACGGAAAAGCCGGACAACTCCGGCCTCGCGCTCGGCGGCGCGCTGCTCGGCGCGTTCCTGTAGGAGATCGAACGATGGGTTTGCTCGACTGGATCACGGACGGCGGTGGCTCGCTCTTTTCGGGCGACGCCAGCACGCCGCCGATGCCTCCGAATATCGGCAGTGGCGCGTCTCCGGACGACCTCAATGGAGGCGTCAGTGCGATGCAGCCGGGCTCGCGCCCTCCCATGCCGCCGATGCAACAGACTGGCGCCGACGCCGCGCCGTTGCCTCCTCCTCCAGGGCAGGGCATGCCGCAGGTCAACCAGATGGGCGACCCGACCGGCGCCCCGAACATTGGAAGCCCCGGCGCGCCGCCGCCTCCCCCGTTGCCTGATCCGTCGACACAGCCCGATCCAACTGCGGGCCAAGGGCAGGCGCGCATGCCGCCGCCTCCTATGCCGCAGGCCCGGCCGGCTGGTGCAACACCTCCCGCGCCCGGCGCGATCCCACCGCCGCCTCCGGAGCAGCCGCCCGGCCCGCCGATGAACATTGCGCCGACGCAAGGCGCGATGCCTCCGCCTCCGGCGCAAAGCGGCTTCGCCCCGCCGGACATGCAGGGCCGGAAGGGTATCCTCGGCGCCTTTGGTGTCGACGATCAGTCGGCCAACCGCATGCGCGGCGCGCTCGGCGCTGGTCTCAAGGCTGCCGGCAATAGCGCCGGCAAGAGCCCGATGCAGGCGCTCGCCAGCGGCGCCGGTGAAGGTCTCGAAGGTGGCGACAAGTCGTCGGACAAGAACAACGACACCACGCTGAAGTATCTCAGCGCCGCGATCAACGCGCAGAAGGCTGGCGACACCGCGACCTACAACATGAACTACACGAAGTATCTCGCCGCGAAGCTCAAGCAGGACACCGACAAGGTTGCCAGCAGCGGCAAGAACGATCCGAACAGCCTCTATCTGGCCGCCGGTCGCCTGACGAACAGCGATCCCTCGCTCAAGGGCTACAATGATGCCATCCGCGCGGCGCGCGCCAATGGTGACACCGCAGGACTCGCCAAGGCCCAGGCCGATCTCGACAAGGCCAAGGGCGACATCATGAACGGACATCTCGGCCGTCTCGGTCTCTCGCCGCAGCAGGCGCAGCAGGCCGCGCAGCAGCCCGGCATGACCGTCGGCAACGCAATCGACGCCGGCAAGATGGGCATCACCAGCAAGAACATCGCGGAGAAGCTCCAGCCCGGCCAGTATTACCGCAACCCGAAGGACGGCCAGATCTATCAGTTCAACGGCGGGCCGGCGAAGGGCAGCACTCCGGACAAGCCGACTGATCCCGAACCGCGCGATCCGAACAAGCCGGAGCGCGGCACGCGCGCGTCGTCCGACACCGGCAGCGATCGCGGCGACGAGGGCGAGACCTGATGGCCTTCGACGACGTTTTCGGATCGGGACAATCCCAGCTTCGCGATAGCCTGCTCGAGCAGTATCAGCCGGACGACGGCCAGCCGTATTCGTCGAACCCCAAGGTTCTGACCGATCGGCTGGCGCGTAAGCTCTCGATCAAGCCGACGCGCGATTCCAACGTCGATTTCAACGTCGCACCGGACGAGCCGAAGGGGCCGGACCTCTCAAGCTTTGGCACGAAGGTCAAGGACGAGGCCGCGCCCGAGCCGTCGACGGATGACCTCTCCAAGTTCGGCACGCCCGTCACGCCGGAAGGTCCGGAAGTCCCGCCGCTCACGATCAGCCGGCAGGCGGTCGCGGCCGCCAAGGGCATCCCGCACGGCGCGATCTCGACTGCTGGCGGCACGCTCAAGGGCGCGGCCGCGCTGTACGACAACGGCATCCCCGAGCAGCCTGAGACGCCGCAGTACGACGCCATGGGCAATGCCACCGGCATGGTCAATGCGCCGGCCGCCGCGGTACCGGCGAAGCCGCTGCAGGATCGCACGCTCTACAAGGCAGGACAGGCAACACAGGATTTTGCGCAAACCGTCGCGCCGATGACGCCGCAGGAGAAGGATTCAATCGGCGGCCGGATCGGTACCGGCGCGGGCTCGATCGCCGCTTATGGTGCAGCGACGCTCGCCGCAGGCCCGCTGGTCGGTCTTACCGCCGCCGCCAGCGGCATGGCGCTCGACACCTACGGCAGCGTCTTCGAGGCATCGAAGGCCGCAGGCAAGACCGACGACGAGGCCAATGCGACGGCGGCGAAGTCCGCCCTGGTCGCCGGCGTGCTCGGCAGCCTGCCGCTCGGTGCCGGCAAATATGCGCAGGGCCTGATCGCGAAGGTCGCGGTCTCCGCTGCCGCATTCACGACGCTCGGCGAGGCGCAGGAAGCCATCCTCCAAGAGATCGCCAAGGACTACGATCCGAAGGCTGGCTACACACTCGATCAGAAGCGCATCATCGCGGAATTGATCCTCGGCGCCGGCATGGGCGGCCTGCATCATGCGTTCGAGCGCAGGGGCCCGGAGACCCGGCAGGACACCTCCAGCGACACTAGCGGCGCCTCCCCGGCGCCGGGCGGCGCGCTCCCTGGCGGCGGACCCGACATGGGCGGCCCGGGACCGGATGCGGCCCGCGCGCGCGCCGAGCAGGAAGCCCGCGACTGGCAGCGCCGTGGCTGGGACGATCAGGCTGGAGCGGCTGGCGCTGGCCCCAATCCCGGCGGCGGCCCTCAGCCTGGGCCAGGCGGTGCGGGCAACCAACAATCCAACCAGCGATCCGGACAGGGCCCCGAGCCCGGCAAGCCGCCCCCCGGCACCGGCGAGGGCATGGGTGCGGACTACACCATGGACGCGCGGATGCGCGCGAAGATGGAGAAGCTGCACCGGATGTTCGATCCGAGCGTCGACGTCAGCAAGATGTCGGACGCCGATCTGTTCAATGCTGTGAATGAACAGATGAGGGATACTTCGTCCACGGGGTATACGGCGAAGCCGGAAACCGCAGACGAAAAAGCCGCTCGCGAGGCTGTTGCGACTGATCGAGCAGAGCGCGATGCCTTGATTGCGAAGGGCTGGGACCCATCTTGGGTCAAGGCTATGACTCCGGAACAGCGGAGCAAGGCGTATCAGGCCGCCATGAAAACTGGCAGGTCGCGACCATCGCCGGGAGAGAAGAATGACGTACCCAACCAAGCACGGGATGAGCAGGCTGCCGGAATACAAGATCTGGAAGAACATCAAGGGGAGGTGCAACAACCCGACGGATCACGCGTACAAGAACTACGGAGCGAGGGGGATCAAGATGGCTCTGGAGTGGGAAAACGACTTCCCGACGTTCTTGATGGCGGTGGGTCGACGTCCGAGCCCCGATCTGTCGCTGGATCGGATCGAGAACGACAAGGGTTACGTTCCGGGGAACATGCAGTGGGCGACAAGAGCCCAGCAGGCGGAGAACCGCAGGAACGTCGTGATGGTAACAGTGAATGGGGTGACGGAAAACGCATCGCAAGCGGCAATCAGAATGGGGCTGTCGAAGGGGGCGATCAGGCAGCGGTTGCGTCGAGGAATGACGTCTCCGAACAAGCTTCTCTCTCCGACGAGAAATCAGCCGCCGCCGATGCAACACGGGCCGGACGGGAAGTTTCTCCCGAGTTAGGCGCCGGCACTCGCGACAAACCAATCCGAGTTGAGTCCGTCGAGCATATCGATGCCGCGATGAAGGCGCGGCCTGACGAGCCTAAATCGCAGGCCCAGGCGGAAGCTGAAAACTACCGGCACACTCACCTTGAAATCCCCGCTCTCGGGCTTGTCGGCAAGCACTCGATCTCGGTCGAGACCGGCGCCGGGCAAGTTCGTAAAGGCGTCGATCCAGACGGTAATCCGTGGGAGGTCACGCTCAAGTACCCTTACGGTCGGATTAAGGGCACAGTCGGCGGCGACGGTCAGCCGCTCGACGTACATCTTGGGCCCGGCGGCGATATCTTCGTCATCGATCAGCACGACCCGAAAACGGGCGCGTGGGATGAACACAAGATTATGATCGGATTCCCAGGGCCCGATGCAGCGATGCGGGCCTATGCGGATTCGTACAGTGACCACGGCGAAAGTCGCATTGGTCACGTTGTTGCAATGACGCCTGAGAAGTTTCAGGCTTGGTTGCAAACCGACACAACGAAACCGGTCAAAGAGATTGGTGCGGCGGGCCCCGAGAGCCATCACACTCCGGAGCCCGCCTTAACCAAATCCGAGAGCCATCACACTCCGGACAAGGCCTTACAGGGCGGCCAAGATGCGCTGGGGGGTAACCCTTCGCTTCCTAAAGATGCTGCCCTAGCCGGTACCAAACAGGCGACTCCGGCCGTAGTCAATAACATAGGTTCGGAACCTGCTGCACCGCAACAAGGGCGCGGCCGGGACAAAACGGCAAAAACGGGCGCGAAAGAGCCCCAAAACCTGCTCCAATTCATCGCCAGCAAGGGCGGCCTGAAGCCGCATCCGGAACTCGCGGTGATGGATGCCCACAAGCATTCCGTCGCGATGCAGGGGTTCCCGCCCCGCCGCAAGCTGGTCAAAGATGGCGGCATGGATCTCGACCGCGCGCGCGAGGCGGCCGAGGAAGCAGGCTATTTCCGAGGCTCCGCCGAAGGCACCAGCACGGTCGCGGAATTTCTCGACGCGATCGATGACGGAATCCGCGGACAGCATCGCTATCCGGAAGGCCACGAGGACACCAAGACCAAGGCCGAGCAATCAGCCGAGGCTGAACGCGGCGCTCACGAAGAAGCGAAGATCCAAGAGTTCGTCGATGCGCTCGAGCGCACCGGCCACGGCCACTTGGCGCCGGAGATCAAGGCGCGCGCGCTGCAACTGATGTCGTCGACCGAGCTCGACGCGCCCGAGGCGGTCGAAACGGCGGTCATGCAGCTGATCTCCGAAGAAAAGGATGCGCAGGCCGAATTCCATGCTATCTATGGTCACGAGGTTGACGATGAGATTTACGCGCAAGCAGCATCAGGCTATGGCGACAACCTTGCACGCGAAGGCGCAGAAGGCCACGGGCCTGAAGAAGCTGCGCCTCGCGAGCCTCGCCCAGGCGACGCGGTTGCTGGCGCAGAAGGCGGGGACCGGCGGAATGACGCCGGACGCACCGAGCCCGACGCCAAAGGCGAACAGCCCGACACCGGCAGCAACGCCGCCCGTACAGGTCGCGAAGGCCGCGCCGAAGATTCCGCCGAAGCCGAGCGATCCCTCCGCGATCTAGACGGTACCAGCGCCGACATTCCAGCCGGAGACAGCGACGAGACCGTGCACGTCACGCTCTCGCGCAAGGGCCCGTGGGACTTCAACGACACATGGCCAGCACCTGACCCGAAGGTGCTCGATGCACTCGCACGCGAGGGCCGCTCGGTTTTCGATATCGAGGATGGCGAGCACTTCGACGTCGAGAATGTTGTCGGCGTCGTCGACGAGGGCATGAACGGCATCATGTCCGCGTTGTCCCAGGTGCGTGCGATCGACGAGAAGATCGCCGACATCCGCAGCGGCAAGGCCAAGCTCAAGAAGAAGCAGAAGCCCGAGGATGCCATCAAGGCATTGCAGGGCGAGCGCTCCACCTATGGACGCGAGGCCGTCGATACCGCCGCCAGCTACGAGGAAGTGTTCGGACGCGAAGCCGCGCGCGCCATGATGATCGAGGCGCGGCGCCGGCTCCGCGGCGAAGAAGCACAGTCGCCGGTTCGCGCCACTCCGCCGAAGCCCGAGAGCAAAGAGACGGTCGACTCCTTCCTCGATCACGTCGAGAGCGAGATCGCCGCCGGACGTATGGACACGGATATCGCACCGACCACAAGCGCAGAGCTTTTCGGCAGCACGGCGGAATCACGCGGTTGGACTCAGGCGAAATACGGCAAGGGATCAGCGCTGTGGTCTCCTGATCGCAAGCACGTCATGTTCGTTACAGCGCCCGTTGCTGGAAATCATCTTAATGTGCAGTGGGGTACTCCGGGCGAGAACATCACTCCGCCGGGCGGCGAGCCGAAGAAACCGGCCGTCATCACCGAGACCGGCGCCGACAACAAGCAGCAGACCGTCATTCCAGGCGCCGAGAAGGCCGCCGACAAGACCATGGCGCAGCGCGGCGCCGATGCACCGCTCAAGCCGAAGGCCAACCAGAAGGCGGCCGACGACGGCCTGTTCGGCGATGGTCACAAGCAGACCGACCTGCTCGACATGGTGGCCAAGAAGCCGCCGGCTCCGCCGAAGGACGCCTTCGACGACATCTTCGATCAGGCGATTGACGCAGAATTCGCGCCAAAAATGTCACTTGACATCGATCAGGTGGCAAAAGGGCTTGGCAAACTGTTCGGCAAGGACAAAGGTCTAGCCGAGGGCGAGCAGCCGTTCACGCTCGATGACGACAAATACCGGCAGGCCCTGCCCTTCTTCAAGGCTGGCGTAGCGCATTTCAGTGGCGGTGGTGCCGATCTCGCCACCATGGTGCGGGCGCTGGTGCGCCATCTGAGCGTCGCCGGCATGGATGCTGACGCCATCCGGGCGATGAAGCCGTATATTCGCCGGTTCACCGAGGACGTGACCTCCGGCAAGGAGACTATCGATGCACCAAGCCGCAGCGACGTACTGGAATCAGATCGCGGAGAGCCAGAAGCTCGCGACGGATTGGGCAAAGCAGATGTTCCCGCTGCCGCAGGATCAACTGGACAAGGCGCTGGAGAACGAGGAAGCCCGGCTGACGCGGGAGACGAACGACCCGCAAGTGGCGAGCGCGTACCTCAAGATCATGCCCCTGTTGTGGGAGCATCAGGCCATCTCGAACTTCCTGCTCGCGAACCCGTCGATGAGGGTAGCGATCCCGCCGATCGAGAGTCGAGCCGAAGCTCTCACGATAGCGAGAAGGGATTTTCGTTTGACGACGGGGCAACTGATGAAGCTGTCCGAAATGCTCAAAAAGACGCCGACCTAAACGCGCGCCGCGAGCGTCAGCGCAAGGCCGAAGGCATCGCGGTCAAGCCCGGCGACCTCGGCAACATTGCCGACACGCTGCCGATGCTGTTCCCCGAGCAGCACACCGACGTGCAGAAAGCCGAGCAGCGCTACGCGAAGCCCGACGGCCACGGCATGCTGTTCACCAACGGCACCGGTACCGGCAAGACCTATTCCGGCCTGGGCGTCATCAAGCGCTTCGCGATGAAGGGCAAGACGAACACCCTGGTGGTCGCGCCCTCGCAGGGCATCCTGATGGATTGGGTGAAGTCGGCCAAAGACCTTGGTCTCGACATGCGGGTGCTCGACGACACCGCGAGCAATGGTCGAAAAGGTCTGGTCGGCACCACCTATGCCAATCTCGGTGCCAACCGTACGCTCGCTGATCGCGAGTGGGATCTGGTCGTTCCGGATGAGGCGCACAAGCTTTCGTCCGATCAGAACGGTACCGTCACTGAAGCACTGCGCACGCTTCGCGCCATCACCAAGCACCCTGATGGTCTGACGGAGCGCGCCCGCATGGTGCTGCGCGCCGACTATGACCGCATCGAGCATCTGCCGAAGAACGAACAGGGCGCGGCCTATGCAGCGTTCGAGAAGAAAGCCGCGCCGCTGATCGAAAAGTGGCGGGACGAGCAGCGCCCCAAGGCGCTGTTCATGAGCGCGACGCCGTTCGCATATCACTTCTCCCTCGACTATGCCGAGGGGTACCTGTTCGAGTTCGACAAGGACCGCTCCGGATCGCGCTACAATTCCGGCGACGGCCGCGCCGCGTTCTACATGCAGCATCTCGGCTACCGGATGCGGACCAACCGGCTCACCAAGCCGGACGCCGATGTCAAATCCGAGGTGATGGAGCGCCAGCTTCACGAGTACCTGAAGAAGCAGGGCTCGCTGTCCGGCCGAGCGCTGACCGTGGACAAGGACTATGACCGCAAGTTCGTGCTCGCACACGATGCCGTCGGCCAACAGATCGACCAAGCCCTCAGCTTCCTTCAGGAGGCCGAGGGCGGCCGGTACCGGCCGCTGCACGAAGTCATCTCGAAACAGTTCGACTATCTGACGCGCATGCGTCTGCTCGAAGCCATCAAGGCGCGCGCGGCGGTCCCGTTCATCCGGCAGTCCCTCGATCTCGGCCGAAAGATCGTGGTGTTCCACGACTATAACGAGGGCGGCGGCATCAACCCATTCGATCTCGCGGTACCGCCGTCGGTCAAGGTCACCACCTACGTGGATGGCAAACCGTCTGAGGTGAAACTGAAAGACCTCTACGACGATTTCCGCGCGCAGAATCCGTACATCAAGGATCTGAAGTTCTCGGACTATGACGCGCCGATCGCCGAGCTGACCAAGGCATTCCCCGACGCCATGGTCTACAACGGCACCGTCTCGAACAAGGTTCGGAATCTGGACAAGGCACTGTTCAACGACGACAACTCCGGCCGCGACATCATCATCGTGCAGTCGGCCGCTGGCGAGGCGGGCATCAGCCTGCACGACACCACCGGCAAGAAGCAGCGCGTGCTGCTCAATCTCGGTATGCCGATCCGGCCGACCACCTCGATCCAGCAGGAAGGCCGCATCTATCGCGTCGGCCAGTCGTCCGATGCGATCTTCCGCTACATGAACACCGGCACCGATTGGGAGCGCTGGACGTTCGCCGGCAAGATCGCGGAGCGCGCCGGCACCGCGGAAAACCTCGCCCTGGGCGATCAGGCCCGCACCATCCGGCAATCCTTCATCGACGCCTTCTCCGGCGCCGGGGACTTCGCACCGGAGCCGGGCGAAGGCAAGGGCGGCAAGGAGATCGACCGCGCGCTTTCGCACAGCGTCTCAGAATTCGACAAGGCCAAGACGCACTATTTCGCGAACGGCAAGACCACCGGCCGGCGCGATCAGCGCGAGGGTACTGACTATTACGCCACGCCGGAGCCGATCGGCCTCAAGATGGTCGAGTTCGCCGGTATCAAATCAGGCGAGAAGATCCTTGAGCCGTCGGCCGGGCACGGCGCCATCGCGCGCTACTTCCCCGAGGACACCGCGCGCACCCTGGTGGAGCCGTCGAGCTCGCTCGCCAGCCGCGCGGCGCTGACCTCGCCCGGCGCGCGCGTCGTCGTCGACCGCTTCGAGAATCTCGACAAGGGCGCCAACAAGTTCGACGCCATCGTGATGAACCCGCCGTTCGGCTCCGGCGGTAAGACCGCGATCGACCATCTGGAGAAGGCGGCGAGCCACCTGAAGAACGGCGGCCGTATTGTTGCGCTGATTTCGCGCGGATCAACCGACGCGAAGTTCGACAAGTTCATGGATGGCCCGGCCGCCAAGGGCATCTATATCGTCGGCGACGTGAACCTGCCGGCGATCACCTTCGAGCGCGCGGGCACGTCGATCTCGGCCCGCATCGTCGTGTTGGAGAAGCAGACCGACGCTCATATCGCCAAGCAGTTGCAGCAAAAGAGCCGCGACTATAGCGACGTCGAGACCATCGGCGACCTATTCGATCGCATCGAGAACGCCGACATGGGCCAGCGGCTCGAGCCGGCAACCCCCGACATCGACATCCCGACCGAGGGCAAGGTCACCATCAACGGCGTCGACTTCACCTTGCAGAGCAGCAAGCGCGGCGACGTGCACGCGGCCGACCTCAAGAATTTCATCGGGCCGGAGCGATTCCGCGCGCTAATGCGAGCGGTCGAGACCACCAAGGGCGAGTACGTCAAGACCGCCAAAAGCTTCCGTTTCGGCACCACCGAGGAGCGCCAGAAATTCCTCGATGCCGTCGCCAAGCCGGAGCCGGCCGAGACACAACGGGCACCGGGCGCGCCGCCGAGCGCGCCGAAGGGCATCACCTTCAAAACCGGAGAGACCATCCACGCCAAGACCAAGGCGAAGCTCTATGTCGCGACCGCGAACGAGCGCGTCGAGAGCACCGCCTATAGCCAGATGAATGCCGTGGCGAAGGCCAACGGCGGCTACTATTCCAGCTTCAAGGGCAACGGCGCCATCCCGGGCTTCCAGTTCAAGTCGGCCGAGGACCGCCAGAAGTTCCTCGATCAGATGGCCGGCAAGGGTCCGGGCGGCGATGGTCCAGGGCCCGGGCTGGCGAGTGCCGAGACTGATGCCGTCATGGATCGGCTCGTGCGGGCCTATGTGGCGCCGGCGCCCGAAGCGCGGCGGCTTGGTGAAACCGGCCAGAAGCATGTTCTGCAGCATGGCCGCGAGACCAGCACCGAGCATCTGATGGCCTACGACGCTCATGGCAACGTCGTCGACAATGGCGACATCAAGGGCACAAAGGGCTTCATCGCGATCTCGCCGGCCTTCTACGCGCGCCTGCTCGACCCCACCGAGGATATCGTCGCGCACCACAATCACCCGGAGTCGAGGAGCTTCAGCGATTCCGACATCGCCATGGCCAGCACGCCCGGCATGCGCGCGGTCTACGCCCACGGGCACAACGGCATCACCTACCGTGTCGAGGTTACCCCGACCGCGAAGGCCATGCTGCCCGAGCAATGGACTGCACGGGTCAATCAGGTGGCGCGACTGACGGCTGCGATCGGAGGGCGGCTCAAAATGCCCCTCAGAGAGGCATTCCTCGCCGGCTCCATCAATGCCGACGAGGGTAACGCGGCCTACCACCACCTCATCAACGTGGTGCTCAACGATGCCGGGTTCATTGACTATCGGACGAATTTCGACGATGCGGACTTCCGATCGCGCGTTCCCGGCATAGATACAGCGATCAGCGAGGCCGCCGATCTCATCAAGAAGGGCCTGACCAACCATGAAGCCAGCCGAGTACATGATCGACCCGCCCGGGCCGTTCGACACCCTGGAGACGTGGGAGCAGTTTTTGACCGAAATGCGTTCCCTGCAACCGACGGCGGGACGCGACGCGGCGATCAAGCTGGCCGAGCGGACCATCCGCGAGAAGAAGAAGGGGGATTGGGGCTAAACGCTCCACCGAACGCCTTCCAGCCGGGCGGCCCCAACTCCTTCGACAACACCATCGCCGACATCCTGCGCACGCGGCTGCTCGGTCGCCTGGGTCACATCAACGCTACCGAGATCCGCGTGCAGCTGCAGGACAAGTTCCTGCGGGTCAAGAAGGCCGAGGAGTCGGTTGGAGCGCCATCGAGCCAGTCAGCGTATCAGGCCGAGAGCCTGTACTACGGCCGCACCGGCCAGCGGCTGGAATCCCTGACCGAGAACCACATCGATCCCCTCATCCGAGAGATGAAGGCGCGCGACATCGACGTGGAGAAGCTCGACAACTTCCTCAAGGCCCGCCACGCGCCCGAGCGCAACAACGCGATCGGCACCATGTACACGCCCGGCCACGACTTCTACGATGCCATCAGGGACCACGATAAGGTCGGCGGCTCCGGCTGGTCGACCAACGAGGCACTACAGGTCATCCGCGACCTGCGGAACGCTGGCAAACTGCCGGACTATCTCGCCGTCGCCCGCATGATCGACGCGCTCAACGCCAAGACCCGCCGCACCCTGTTCGATGCCGGTCTGATCGATCGTGACACCTTCGATGCCTGGAACAACGGCTACAAGTATTACGTCCCGCTCCGCGGCTGGGCCGACGGCAGCGAGGACGAGGCCTCCATGTCGCGCCAGGGCAGCGGCATGAACGTGCGCGGCAAGGAGGCCAAGAACGCCTTCGGCCGCAAGTCAGATGCCGCCTCTCCCCTCGCCTACTCGATCATGCAAGCCGAGATGGCGATCGTCAGGGCCGAAAAGAACCGTGTGGGCAACACCTTCCTGCAATTTGTCCGCGCCAACCCTGATCCGGCCCGCTGGACCATCAACCGCCGGCAGCCCATTAAGCGGATCGACCCGAATACCGGGCTCGTGACCACCATCCCCGACAACATGCCGGCGCTGAAGGACAACGAGTTCTCGACCAAGGTTGACGGCCGCACCATCACGATCGCGCTGCACGGGCCCGACGGGCTCAATCTGGCGCGCGGCCTCAAGAACATGGGCACCGCCAACGTCCACGCGCTGATCCGGGCCTATTCCGCGATCACTCACACGATGGCAAAGCTCGCCACCTCGTTCAATCCGGAGTTCATGATTCCGAACTTCGCCCGCGACATGGGCGAGGCGTTCATCAACCTGCAGGCGCAGCAGCAGCGCGGCTTCGTCCGCAACTTCATCAAGCACATCCCGGGCGCGATGAAGGGATCAATGAAGGCCATCGCCGGCGCCGCGCCGGGTGATCCCTATGTCGACGCCTTCCACCGGTTCGACAAGGCGGGCGGCCGGGTGCGCTTCTTCGGCATCGAGGATCCGGACGCCATCGAGACCAACGTGGGCCGGAAGCTCAAGCGGCTCGAGGGCGGCCCGGTCAACACCCTCAAGGATATCGGCGACAAGGCCGGCAAGGCGCTGGAGGTGGCCGGCGGCGGAATCGAGAACGCAACCCGCCTCGCCGCCTTCATGGCCGCGGAGGAAGCTGGAATCCCGACGGCCGACGCCGCGATGCTCGCGCGCAACCTGACGGTCGACTTCAACAAGAAGGGCGAGCTCGGCAGTGCCATCTCCGCGCTCTATATGTTCGCCAATGCTGGCGTCCAGGGCATCGCCCGCATGACCACCGCGCTCGGTCACCGCCGGGTGTGGCAGGCCGTCGGCGCGCTCGCGGCAGCTGCCGCCCTCTCGACGCTGTACTCGATCCTCGCCAGCGACACGGACGAGGCCGGCGTCTCCGACTATATGAAGATCCCGAGTTGGGACCGCGACAAGAACCTCGTGTTCATGATGGGCGGGCACCGCTATCTGAAGGTGCCCCTGCCCTACGGCTTCTCGCCGTTTGCCGTGATCGGCTCGCATGCCGTCTCGGTCGCGATGGGCAAGGAGAAGCCCGGCAAGGCTGCCAGCGCGATCATGGATTCGATCCTGAGCGCCTTCAACCCGCTGGGCGAGGAGAGCTCGACGTGGATGGATATCATTCCCTCCGCGCTCCGGCCGGCCTTCCACATCGAGTTCAACCGGGACTGGACCGGCAAGCCGCTCTATCCGGAGCAGGACAAGAACCGAGGCGTGCGGCCCGACTCCTCGCAGGCTTTCAAGAGCAATTCCGCGTTCTCGAAGGAAGCCGCGAAAGACCTCAACGCATGGAGCGGCGGCAGCAGCTACCAGCCGGGCGCGATCGACGTACATCCGGCCAGCATCGACCATGTGTTGCAGGCCGTCACCGGCGGCGTCGGCCGCTTCGCCAAGGGCATCGCGGACACGCTCTACAACACCGCGACCGGCGGCGAGTGGCAGCCAGAAAAGACGCCGATCCTGCGCCGCTTCGTCGGCAAGGTGGGTCCGGAGGCCGACCGCGCGCTCTATTACGAACAGCGGCAAGAGGCGCTCGACGACAAGGCAGGCATCAACTCCGCGCGCAAAGACCTGAAGGGCGGCACCAATACCGATGAGGCTCGGCAGTTCCTGAGCGAGGCACCGACCACCAAGGCATCGATCTTCAAGAGCGCCGATGAGCGGATCAAGGGCCTGCGCCAGAACAAGAGCCTGAGTGAGACGGAGCTAAGAGACAAAATTCGCGAGGTGCAGAACCACGCTCGCGCGGAAGTGCAGCGCCTACAACCATCACACTAGAAAGCCATCACCATGAAACTCGAAGCGGAGACCCTTCGCCATATGTGGCCGCGAGCGCCGCAGGCGAAGATCGACACCATCTGCGCGATCTCGGAGGAAGTGTTCGCTGAGCACGACATCGACGATCCCAAGGTGGTCGTGCAACTTATGGCCAACATCAGCCATGAGAACGGCGCCGGCACCATCGTCCGCGAGAGTGGTAACTATCGCGCCGAGCGCATCGTCGAGGTGTTCGGCGCGGGCAAGTCGTCGGCCAAGGTCACACCGCAGGAGGCGGCCGGGCTCGCCCATAACGAGGTGGCGCTGTTCGAGCGCGTCTACAACCTGCCAAGCTCGCCGAAGCTTGCCAAGGAACTCGGCAATCATCTGCCGGGCGACGGGTACAAATACCGTGGCGGCGGCGATCTGCAGCTGACCGGGCGCGACAATTACGAGCGCATCGGCGAGATGACCGGCCATCCCGAGCTCGCCGACAATCCGGCACTGCTCGCTGATCCCAAGATCAGCTTCGAGGTGGCGGTCGCTGAATTTGTGGCGCTGGGCTGCGTCGGTCCCGCCAAGAAGGGCATGACGGAGCGCGTGCGCCGGCTGGTCAACGGCGGCACCAACGGCATGCACGAGGTTTCCGTGTGGGTGGCTCGCTGGTCGGACGCCATGCCGGATATCGAGGCGCCCGTCGAGGCGCCGCGCGGCGCCGACACCAACAACAAGACCCTCGGCAACTCCAAGATCATGAAGGGCGTCATCTCGACCGCGGTGCCCACCGTGATCGGCGCGGCATCGAAGATGGCGGAGAACGGCAACACTGAGACCCACACCGTCAGCATCTCAGACGTCGCCGACAAGGTGGCGCAGGCCTCCGACACCATCACCACCGTGCAGGTCGCGGCCGACAGCGCCACCGCGATCGTTCACACCGTCAAGCCGTTCCTGGGCGTCCCGCCGAACCTGTGGGCCGCAATCGCAATCGCGGCGTCCGTCATTGCGCTTGCCGCGCTGGCCTACACCGGCTGGCAGCGCTGGACGAAGCTCCGCGACCAGGGGGTTTGAGATGTTCAACGGCGGCCTCGTCTGTGGCATCTCGTGGATCTGGTATCTCGTCGGCACCATCGGCCTGGGCGGCACCATCGTGCTGCTCTATCTCGGTCCGGCAGTCCTAACCTCGATCGTGCCGTACTTGCTCCGGTTCTTCCTGGGCACCCGCATCGGCGTTGGCATCCTCGCCGCCAGCATCACTTTCATGGTTGCGGACATCCATCGCTCGCGCTCCGACGCGGCGCGATGGGATGCCGAAAAGGCAACCTTCGTCCAGGCGCAGCGCGACCGTGACACGCGGATCGCGACCGAGACTCGCGAAAAAGTCTGGACCGAGATCGCAAACGCCACCGCCGAAAACACTGTCATCGACAATGAAGTGAAGGATTTCACCGATGCGCTACCGCCCACCCCTGCTGCTGCGGCTGTCAATCCTTTCCTCGTTGGCGATGCCTCTTGCAAGCTGCGCCACATCGCCGGGTACGCTGGCTGTGGACCTGACCGGACTCAAGGAGTGCCGAAAGCTCGATCCAAAGGTGCCGGGACCGGGCGCATCGATTGGTGGAAAATCGGACTACCGAGTCTTGTCACCAGCGGCACTAGCGGCACTCCGAGAAGCCAACAAGGGCACTGAGCGGCGCGACGCCTGCGAAGATCAGTTCATCGAGCAATACAAGGACGCAGGAAAGTGACCGTGGAAGCCGAAGTTCACCAGATGATTGGCGGTCTCAAGGCCACCGTCGACCATCTGAACACGACCGTTCGAGATCTGATGACCATGTGGAGCACTCAGGAAAAGAACGCTTCTGAAGGCCGCCGCATCCTGCACGAAAAGGTCGATGCTCTCAAGGATTCGGCGCAAGAGCTCACCAACCGTGTCTCGTCGATTGAAACAACTCTGGTCGATATCAAGCCGGCAGTCGAGGAGTTCGAGAGTCAGCGCGATCAGCAAAAAGGCGCGTTGAAACTCGGAAAAATCATATACGCCGCCCTCACCGCTGCTGCCGGCGCGGCCGGTTGGGGATTGGCTCACTTCTTCGGCTCGGCTCCATTGCCGCCGCCGGGACACTAGGAGGAGGCACAATGTCTTTTGTTGGAATCAGAATCGGACAGCCTGCCTCATACCTTGGGTCAGCGCAAGTGCCACCACAGGCACAGGCGGTCGGATATCGCTTGCTGACCTATAATAGCTCGTTCACATCGAGCCAAGTTGACGCTGCGAACACGAAGGCTGCGGGCTTCAAGTGGTATCCATGGAGCTTCTTTAGCGGCTCAACCGGGCTCGCGGCTATCGTGCTCAATGCGGACGGAAGCGTTACGTTGAATGGCGACACCAGCGGCCCAAACGGCGAAATTGCCACGGTCGTAGACAAGGGGTCTGGCACGTTTCACGGCACCGCGTTCGGCGGTGGCTTCTACATTGAGGGTATTCTAAAATTCAACCCAACGGACGTCATCAATCAGAGTTTCGTGGGATTCCCAAGCTTCTGGTCGATGGCGATCGAGCAGCTTGTGCCCGGCAGTGGGGTAAACCAGTGGCCGGGACAGACGGCTGGCTTCAAGCATTTCGCCGAGTTGGATTTTCTCGAATACGGTCTTTCGCAGTATGTGCCATCTGTCGGCAATAATTTCATCCTCTGCGGATACCACGATTGGTATGGCTCTGCGGGAACGAGCCAATTCCAGCTGCCAAATTCGCAAGTCTACACGGAGGTGTTCCCTTCGAATTTTGATTTTACGCAGTATCACAAGTACGGCTGTCTGTGGGTGCCCGCGACCGCATCAACGCGCGGCTACGTCAAATTCTTTGTTGACGACGTGCAAGTTGGGAGCGTTTTTTCATGGTCGTTGTACACGGGTGAGGCGTTCCCCCCGGCCGCCGTGTTCACCTATTCACCTGTAAACGAGGATTTCGGGTGGCAAGGAAACAACATTCGTCAGGTGCTCGCTCCAGCATTGCTAGGAGCATCAACGGGCGGGAAGATTCGGGTCACGTTCCAAACGTATTCCGGCGGTGTTGGAACGCTGGACTCTGCATGGGTCGGAGAGAGTGCGCCGACAGGTAACGAGTCAAACTACGACGGCAATCAGGTTCAATTAACGTTCGACAATGGCCACGCCAGCACAGTCCTAAATCCAGGGGCTCTGGTGTCGCCCAACGCCTATAATACTGTAACATCCGATTGGGTTCCATTCTCTTACGACTCTTCAAAAAAACTCGTCATCGCGGTTCATGTCACAGGCTCGGATGTCCACTTTACTCAGCAAACCGGATTGACTGGAGCGACGATTTACTCAGGCGTGGCGCGCCACGCGAGTTTCAACAATCCACAGGTGGACAACGGGGGCGCCACGGCGCCGAATTTAGCGAATACAACGGCTACGACCTGCCTTGTCGCTAAGGTAGAAGTGCAGGACTACACCACGTTTAGCATCGTCGATAGTCAGCACCTCGTCCCTATCCTGGGAACCGGCGTGAACGAGCCGATGACGGTTAAATCGATGCGTGTATGGCAGGCTTCCGCGAGCGGCAACCTGACGGGCTAACACGCCCATCCCACGCTCTCTCAGGGATGTCGGCTCGCTCCCTTCAGGACTGCTCCGGGTCTTTGTCAAATCGACCTCGCCGGCTCTCGGCCTGATGCGCAAGCCTGATCCAGTCGCCGGCCAACCGGAGCCACGCTTCGGCGGCGTCCTGGCTGATAGCTTTCTCCGCTTCATGGCGGCACTCTTCCGCCTGTGCGCGGAACCGTTTTGCGTCTTCTTGGCTCATAAGTCGAAATAGCCACAACCTCGTTTGTGCGTCCACTCCCTTCAAGGGACTACGGCGCTCACTCAGGGGGTGCGAACGCCTCCTCATTCGCGCCGTCTCCAGCGCCGGCCGGATACCATTGGGTCTTTGTGACCAGCGCTGCCGACGGGGGCCAGCGCGTCAGCCGCTCCGGCGAACCCGTTGTTTCTCTTCAGCCGCTCGGAGTGAACTAAGATGGTCGATATTTCGCGCTTCGCCAACCTCACGAAACTGAACCGCAAGAACCGCCGCATTCTGAAGTTGAACTTGCTCTCGGAGTTTACCTCTACTCCGGGCAGTGGCAACACGATCACGTCCGCCGCAGATACGGCCGACGGCGCATATGCAGGTGGTGAAATCATCACAATGGCGCTGACGACAGGTAACACGGCCAATCAGAACAAGATTGCAGCGGTAGCGGCATCTCCGTTTCCGGCTGTTGGATCTGGTGTCACATACTTCGCTACGATGGAGATGAAGGTAGCGCTCGGCACCTTCCTTTACGCGACGATCAGCGATGCCGTGCCGAACAACTTGGTATATATGCAGGTTGGGCTGAGCGATAATCAGGTGACGATGAAGGCGCCCGGGGCGGCCGATCTTGTAGTGTCGCCGCCGAATTGGGACATGTCGCAGTGGTTCCGCTTAACGTGCGCCGTCGTTCCGACCGGGACCACAAGCTACAAGGTCTATTACTACCTGCATTACAAATCGACGGCCACCAGCACCGAGGCGCAATACTATATTGGCACTCAGACGATCGCTTCGTCCAACATCATTCCCACGACCTTCACGGTCAAGAACGGCTCAACCGGAGCTGTGGGGAGCGCGACTATCACGAAGCCTCGCATCTTCGAGCTTCTTGGGGTGATCTTGGGGTGTTCGACTGATGCTGGCTACGTCGGCTGGTGCCCTGACCCGAACACGGCTCGCACCTTCGCCGCCAACACCTACAACGAAAGCCGTAATCCGGGAATCGTGCTCGGGCGCGAATTGAACGGGGACAGTGACATGTTCCTCACTCATGCGCGCGGCGGCTTCCTCGTTGAGGATATGGCCGCCGGGCAAGCCAATTGGGCGACCGTGCTCAATCCGGCCGTTACGGTGATCGGATCGGCGACAAATTCACTGATCAGTGCCCTAGCTAATTACACAGCTGGGTCAGCGCGTGACACCTATATCGCTTCGGTCCAGGCGCTCTATCTCGGTATGGTGCAAGCCGCTTTGGCGACCGGCAGCATTGTGCTTTGCCAAGGAGTAACGCCGAGGTCAGACACCGCTGTTACCGGCATCTCAGGCGGCGTTGCGGCGCTCAGAACCATCACCCTGAATTGGAATGCGTGGATGAAATCCACGCTGATCCCGCTCGGCGCGTTCGTGACAGACCCCTACAGCGCGTTCGAGGACCCGAACAGCTTGGGTACCATGCTTGCGGCTTACGATGCCGGGGATCACGTTCACTTTTCTTGGGCCGGTCATAACCTGCTCGGGTCTTTGAGGCAGCAGGCGTTGGCGGGGTTCTAGTTCTGCTTCAGGTTCGGCACTTCGCCAAACGGTTCGGGCCAATCGAACGCTCCGATGTGGCCGCCCATGCTTTCGGCTTTAGCCTTGCTGAAATCATACGACCTTTTGGCTGCTGCAATCAGATCGACGTGTGCTGCTAGGCGCTCCGTCCGGGCTGCCACATCGAAAAGATCATTGAGGAGAATATGATGCTCCCTTCCTTTGTTTTTCGCTGAAAGCTGTCCGGCCTCATCGATCTCAAGTCCGTGCACCAGAAGGTTGCGGTTCTCACGGAGCATGTTGAACGCACGCATTGCCGCAGAAATTAGGTCGATCAATTGTGGTATCGGCTCTAGTTCGGTCGCAAGTGCTTTGATCAGGTCCAATAGTGCAAACCTCGGGGTCAATGGAAAGCCGATCTCTCACGTTCGATCTCCATTCGTATCAGAACGCCCGCGCCTTGATGCGGCTGTCGCCCGATTGTCGCGGCGGGGCCTGAGCTGAACCTTTCCGTTCATGACCCGGAAATCGACCTCGTGAACGAGGTGGCAATCACAGCACCGCATTTTCCATCCCCTTTTCTTGGGTTGAATCCACTCACCGTTACGCGCCTGGACGTATTTCATCGGCGGTCATCTTTCATGAACGTCTAGCTAGTTCGAGATGGCGCTCAATTTCGTCAGCCTCGCGCCTGAGTTGCTTCGCGCGGTGCTCAAGGGTTTCGGCTTCACGCCGCTTCGCTTTGATCTCTGCCGTATCGTCAACGATGCGTTGTCCGAGCTTATCCATTGTCTCCCTCTCGTTCCTCATGACAGTACGTCAGGCTGTTTTCTTCTCGGTGGCCTTCTCGGTAGCGTTCGCGCTCCCTGACATCAGCACCACGGCGAGAAGCCACCACCAGCCGCTATATCCAAGCACGAACACGATGTAGGCCGTCCCAACCAGAATCGTGCCATTCCACGCGACAAGGACTAGGATTATCGCTACCGTTGCGATGGCTTTGGCGCTTGCGTCCGTCATCTCGTCTCTCTCCTTGCCGGTTCATTTCAGGGTACGAGGGGCTAAAGCCGGCTAAGCATCTGCGGATAAACCCACTCCGCATCGCCGTTAGGCCAGCAGACGTACACCGCGTCGTAACGCGGCATGCCTTCGATGGCTACGGCAGATGGTATTATGCAAATACCTGCCTCTTTCCGGTGAGCGCTGGTAACCTTCGTCCCAGGAAGAAACACTCCCGCATCTTCTGCTCTGATCGTCTTGTTTGGAATCGGCATGATGTTCCTCCTATATGTGAGTCAGGCTGTTGGCCTGCAAATCTGTTTGCCGGAGCCATCAACTCGCGGCGTTATCCCACCGAACACAGTTATGAAATACTGGCATCCAGTGAGGTTGTCGGTCTTAATCCGCAGCCCGGATCGCTTTGGCGCGGCGTCGCTGTCATCGAATGGCGATTGCCAAACGTAGTCATCGGCGATCTGACAGATCAGCAGCCCGATGCACACAAAGGCAGTCACGCCCCAGGCGAAGCGAAAGCCATCCCAAAAGTCGATCCGGCCGGCGTGAGAGATTTTTATCGTCTGCATCAGGCTCTCCAATTCTCTTCATGACCGTCAGCCAGGGAAGCGCTCCTTAGAAGCCGCGCGAGCCCTGTCCCAGGCAAATTGCATGATCGTCCTGTAGAACCCGAAGTAGCGGATGGCCTGCTCAATCAGGTAGGTGGCAGTGAAAAGGATTCCCAGGCTACTCAGGATCAGCCAGAACGCGACGCCAGACCACCAAAGAAAATTGTCCATATCTTCGCTCCCATTCCATGTGAGTCAGGCCGGCTTCATCAGCCGCAATCGCAGTCTTCCGGCGGCGATGTAGAGCGCATCATGGCCGCGGAACATGAACCGCCAATCGGAGACGGACGAGATCCACATGCCGTTCTCTTTGGTCTTTCCCCAGTGCATTGTCGTACCTCCGGTTGGGGCGGCGTTCAGGCTAATTGTGCAGCACGGTTCGTGTCGGCCGCGCGTGGGCAATCATCCGCTCCATGCAGGCGTCGGCGAACTCGGCAGAGGTCGGCTCCCGCTTTGGAAACTTCTTCGCCAGATCCTGCATGACAGCCTCTAGATCGGCCGGCGTCAGGGTCATGGCGACGTCACCGAAGATGAATTCCAGTTTCTTGACCTTTCCGCTCATCCCTCCACCTCCGTCTTGGCCTGCTCGACGGGTGGGGCGGCATCCAGCGCGTTCAGGCGGGAAGCGCCGCACGTCAGGGCAAAGTAGGCCGTCTCGCCGTCCTTGCGCTTCACGTCGCAACGGTTCTTGCCGTTGGAGGAAACGACCTCGACCACATCACCAATCGAGGCGAATCCAGGTGCTCCTATGCCCACGATCATCAGCTTGTCGCCCGGCTTGACCTTCGCGTAATCGATCATTGGTCTATCCTTCAGGTTGTCGGTTGTTTCGTCAGACCGAGTGGCTGATGGCTGCAACCCGGTAGCGAGGCTTGGCCTTCGGCTTGCCGTAGGCCTTCATCACATCGCCCTGCCGGCCGAGGAACATCCGCGCGTCCCGATTCTTGAGCATGCTCATCAGGAGACCGTACTGCATGCCGCGGGTTTCGTTCGGCGCGGTCCGCATCTTGGAATCGAGGCGACTGATGGTCTTGCGGATGGCGCGCGGGGTTCGGCGGCCCTTGCGGTCGAGACAGTGAATCGGGTTGAGCGTCATGATATCTTCCTGTCGATAAATAGCTAAAGCGCGTTTGGCGCAAGCGTGGCGGCAGTGCTTCCGATCGCCTTGGCCACGGCATCCATTCCGATGGCCGCCGCGTCTTGTTGCTCCGGCTTCGACTGAGTGACAGCCGACACTTCCTGCTCATGCTGAACGGCTGGGCGGATTCCATCCGACGCCATCAGCATTGCTTGAAACGCCTTGTAGTCGTCGACGCTGAGCATGCGCCGGCCGCCACGGCGATCGGCCGCCATGATCGTGACGTTCAACAGGGTGGTGGCGATAATATCGTCGTCGCTGTTCTGATTTGTGGTGGTGATGGTCATGTCTTCGCCTTTTTGCGTGATGGAAACGGGCGCTTGCCCCAACGTGATGGTTTGGGCGGTCTCTGATCCTTCGGCGCTAAAAGGCGCCGCTGGAAATCTTTGTGAGCTTTGGTGATCCGCTTACGCTTGGCAATACCGGGAATGTCGATCTTCGCCGTTTTCTCCTTGTGTCCCGGCACCAGCGCAGCAACGAGATTGAAGTGACTATCGGAACCGCCTTCCGCGTGCGGAATCGGATAGTGGTCCCAATGCACCAGCAACAACACCTGATCCTCCGAGAGCGCTGCCGCCTCGTCGTGCGTCAGGAATAGCTGACAGATCGCGGCAGCGAGCTTTGTCCGAAGGCTGATGTGCTTGCGGGTCACCGGCGCGCCATCTGCTGATACGAGGCGAGTTCAGGGTCGCTCCACACCATGCTGTTCTCGGCGCCCCAGGCGTAGATGTACTCGATCAGGTCCGACATTTCCTCCTTCGATAGTTTCGATGACGAATAGCCGAGCGAGAAAAATCCCTTGCCGTCGAGCGTCGGCAGAACGTCCGGCTCATGGCCGAGCGCTTGCAAAAAGACGACCTTCCATTCCTCCGTCGTCAGCTTGCGATCGTTGATGGTCTTGCCGGCCTTCACGATGTCGGTGAGCATCGCCCACATCTTGTCGGACTGCTCCTTGCTGCGCTTCGGGCCACGGAGCTCTATCCGTGTCCCGATTGGCGCCTTCGTCACCCACAGCATCGCTTCCTCGCGATCCTTTTGGGTTCGGATGATGGTCAGCGCGAAGCCCATCAGGCCACCGCCTCCTCGTTCAGACGCTCAAGGTGTTCGTTGAGCAGTTCGTTGGCTTTGGCCCATGCTCCGGCCGAGACGTTGCCCTCCTGCGGCGTCATCAGCCGCGCCTGCTGCTTGGCGAGGCCTTCGACGTCCTCACAGCCGGAGAACGCTCCGCCGAGGCCGTGCAGCCACGCCTGTTCGTCTGCGGACAGCGCCGGCGCGCGGCGCAGGAACCCCGGAATGTCGCCCGCCATGTCCGTCTTCGGCAGCGGCTTGTCGCCCGGGAAGGTGCTCGGCCCGCTGCTGATCGGGTCGACCTTGGTCTCGGGGATCTCGGCCTTCTTCGCAAAGGTCTCCAATTTTGCGTTCATGGCGTCGACCACCGCATTGAACGTGTCCGGCGCCTTGTTGCTCAGTTCCGTGAGCAGGCCGTCATTGAGCTTGTCCCACTGCTCGCACTCGAGCTCGGTCTCGGCCTTGGCGAAGAAGCCGAGGAATCGCTCCGCCCAGGTTCGCGCGGTATCGCCCTGCACTGTCTTGATGAAGTGCGGCGCCACCTTGCCGGTCGAGGTCGGGACCGGGCGCTTGCGCGGTGCCTGCTGCTCGGGCTGATCGCCATCCTGATCCGCCTCCGCCATGTCGCGCGTCCTGATCTTGAACAACTGCATCAGGAAATATTTGTGCGCCTGGGTGTGGGCCTTCGAGGCGGCCTTGTCGTCAATCTGGCCCTTGTTATCGACCAGCTTGCACATTTGCGTCAGGTGCGGCTTGTCCGGCCAGCAATCGCCGTCCTCGTTGATGATGGTGAACTCGTAGGTCACCTCCATCATGCGGCCGTCCTGAAAGCCGGCATGGCTCACCTCGTCCATCTGGATGATGAGACCGCCTTCCGACATCTTCGGGCCGAGCTCGTCGAGCACGTCCTCCCACTTCGGGTACTGGTATTTGTGGAAGGTGTTGGTGCCCGCCTTCGCGACCGGCTGCAGGGCGCGCGTGATCGTAAGAATCGCCTTGGCGATCTTCGCGGGATAGACCTTCGCCGTCGGCTGGTGAACCACAAGCGGATGCGCTGGGGCAGCGGCGGCGACTTGCTCCACCACCTGTTCGGTACTGGTGGGGACTTTGGTGCGGACGTTCATGTTACGCCTCCACCGGTTCGTTGCTGGGGTGGTTCTTGGCGCGGTGCACGTCCGGCGCCAGCAACACGCCGGCCTCTTTGAGGCGCTTCGCCACCTCCACCGCGGCGCGAGCGTCATCGAGGGCCGAGTGCTGCTTCCCGATCTCGATGCCGAAATGCGCGGCGACGTCGACAAGACCCGGGAATCCGCCCTTGCCGTTGAGCTTCTTCACCTTCGGCACCAGCTTCATGGCGCTGCGCATGGTGCAGATATTTGCCGTCTGCTCGAACAGATCGTCGAAGCCCTCGCGCCGCAGTTCGCCGCGCATCGACTTGCAATCGAATTGGGCATTTTGAGCCACAACGATCCGACCGTCGAGGATCGCGGCGCTATAGCTAGCGAGAACTTCCTTCACCGGAACTCCGTGCTCGTGCAGGAAGTCGGTCAGGATGCCATTCGCCTCGCTCGCCGCCGGGTCCATGACCCAGCCGTCCGGCTTGATGTAGGCCTGATATTCGCTTTCGACGTTGAAATCGTCGTCGCAAAAGATCATCGCCAGTTCGGCGAGGCGAGGTTGATCCGGGGCGTCGGCCGGGTGTGGTGTGCCGTCGGCGTTCTTGTAGATGTAGAGGCCGCTGGTCTCGACGTCGATAACGATATAGCCGGGCATGTGATGGTCCCTTGCATGATGTGATGGATTTTGTGGTGATGGGTAGTCGGTAGTTAGATCAGGCCCTCCCTCGTCTTGGTGCCGGGCACGGTGCGGCCGGCGGTGATGGCCGCCTTTGCCAACGTGGTCAGCAACGCCTTCACCGGATCCGTGCCCTTGAAGTAGGCGTAGACCGCATCGTAGTCGGTGATCTCGTCGAGGTGGGTCTTGAGCTCGGCCTTGACGCTGCGGGTGCCATAGGTCGGCTTGACCGGCTCCGGCGCTGCGGGCGCTACCGTCTCGACAACCACCGGCGCGGGCTCAGGCTTGCCGGCGGCGATGGCACGGTCGGCAGCGCGCGCGTTGGCTTCGTCGATCGCGGCTTGCTTCGCGGCCGCCTCCTGCTGCTCCTTGAGGACGCGCTTGCGCTCGTTCTCGCGGAAGGTCAGCACCAACCGGCCCAGCGCCTTCTCCGCAGTCTCGGCAGCGGCAATCAACGGAGACCACTTCTTCTGCTCCGCAGTGTAGGCACGGTACATCGGCTCGTAGAGCGCCTTGCCGTCCCTTGCTGCAGCGAGGCGCAGCTCGGCAATCCGGTTCTTGGAGCCTTCGGCCAGGGCCGCCTCCTCCGCCGTGGTCGGTACCGCCTTCGGCGCAGCGGCGATGGCATTGTCGATTGCCGTCTTGTGCTGCTGGTCGAGCGGTATCGCCTCCTCGGCAGGCGGAGCGTTGTCGGAGCGGGCGACCTCGCGGTTGGCGGCGGGGACCGCTGTGCCAGTGATGCCGGCCACCTGGGTGTGCGTCGCGGTCGGTTCGGCCTTGCTCGCGAACGGCGGGCGCTTCGGCTCGCCGCGCAGGCCGGCCGGCCAGTCCGCATTCGGCACCTCGACTAGATCCTCGAAGGCGAAGAAGATTTCCTCCGGAATCGGATACGCGGAAACCGAGTGCCACAAATCGCCGATCTCACGCTCGTTCATGTTGCGGTCGCCGATCACGCCGACCAGCTTGCCGCCGTCGATGAAGTAGGCAACCGGAGTCCACCAGACCTCGTTGGTCTTGATGTCCTTCTTGCGAAGTCGGTAATAGCCAATGTCTGGATCGGCTTCGTAGGTCTTGATCTCCTCGCCGGCGAGGCGCTTGCGCCAATTATCCAGCGTCTGCTGGTTGCGTAGTGTGATGGTGGGCATGTGATGGTCCCTGTGATGGTTAAGCCAGTGTCCCGACGATGATGATCGTGATGGCGATCGTCAGCGCGGTAGTCTCTAAGGTGAACCTAAGCAATGAGCTGCGCTCTCCTGTGGTGCTTGCGGCTCTCGGCCGCAAAGCGGTTGTGAAGCATCCTGTTGCGGATCAGGATCATTGCCAGTTCGTGGATCGCGTCGGGCGTCAAGGTGCGCTCGATCCCGCGACGGACAAAGAGCATCCTGAGTGCATCGTTCGTGCTGCCGGCGGAGCCGCGCACGTCCGCATAGCGGCGGATCACTTGGAGATGCTGGGCCTTGGTGGTCATTGTTCCTCCTCGCTTTCGGTCTCAGGCACACTGATCCCGTCGAATCCACAATCCTCACAGTAGTAGGGCCCGACATGATCGGAGCCGCAGTTGCGGCAGTGAGGGCTACTCCTCATGACTGCTGCTCCACCTTGTCTTGAGCGATGATGCGCTCCGCCGCCAGATAGGCATTGTTCATGCCTTCGACCGTATCGAGCACCTTGCCGTTGCGCTCGACCGTGTAGGTCATCTGGCCGATGTGGAAGATCTTGAGCGGACCGATGCCGCCCTTCAGGTTGTGGGTCACAGCTTGAACTCCGTCTGATCCCGCTCGTCGCTGAACAGGCCGATATCGGCCGGCTTCTGTGGCTTGCTGGGCTTGATCGGCGCCGCCGCCTTCTGGCGGAGGAGACCGGCGATATCCTCGCCGGTCCCTGGAAGCGTTCCACCGGGGCAATCGCCGTTGAAAAAGTGGCGCTTGCCGCAAAATGAGCAGGGCTTCTGCATCACGCCACCTCGCCGACGTAGTAGTGAACCTCATCGAGAGCCGGATAGTCCGCCATGGTTTCGAGACCGACGCGGTGGGCGCCCTCCTCGTTCGACCACTCGAATATCTCGAGCACGGTCCACTGCTCGCCGGAGCGACCGCGGACGATCACGCGGAACGGGTAGCTATCAAAGCGCGGCCAGTTGAGGCGGCCGGCGGCCTGCAGGGAGGTGTTCACGACTGCGCCCCCTTGATCCGCGGCAGGATGACGTCGTTCAGCAGGTTCTTGATGCCGATCATGCGGCCGACCGTGTGCCGACGCTGCATCTCGGTCACGTCGCCGTGCCCGGTCATGTCGAGCCACGCCTGACCGGCCATAACAGCGATCAGATCCAAGGCCGGGATCAGTTCATCGCTCCCCGTGCTCGGCGTATGGACGGCCGCGAGAGCCTCAGCGACGACGCCGCGCACGTCCGGGCGAACGCAGGCGTAGTGGTCGTTCACGCGCTTAAGCTCGTCCTGGGCGTGGACGAGGGCTTCACGAAGGATGGTCTCAGGGGATTTGGAGCCAATTGTCATGGGGCTGCTCCATTGGTTGTGATGGTGGCACCCGGTGGAGGGTGGTGATGCACCCTCCCGCCGCGGCGATCAGACCGTGTGATGCGGACTGTGATGAGCCCTGTGATGGCGACCTGATATTGAATGTATAAACTATATCACTTATAGTGTCAACTAAGCTATATCGTTTAATTCGGAGTGCTTGTTGATGAACTTTCCTATATCGGGTAGTTCTCGCCGTATGGGGCGGCCTTCTTTGAGCGTGAAACCGATCATCGTTCGGCTGTCCGAGCGAACGATCGAGCGTATCGACGCCCTCATGGGAAAGAACAAAAGGTCGCAATTCCTTCGCGAGGCCGCAGAAAACGAGTTGGAACGACGCGAGGCTGCGAAGACCGCTGAGGTCCCGGAAAATAAGTGATATAGCTTATTGACGCCTTAACCGATATAGCTTAGGTTCACGTGAGATTCGCGTAATTCATGTGAAACCGAGAATAACTCGTATGGCGCGCAGCCAGCTTTGTTCGGGATGCCAACAGCCGCTAGATCGCGTGCTACCGCTTGGCGGCCTTTGCCGGGCCTGCCACGCCGCATACCAGCGGGAATGGCGGAAAACCCACCCGCTAACGCCAGAGCAGAAGGCGCGGCGGCGCACCAGAGCTTCCTCAAAGCGATCTAGGAAGCGCGGAACGCTCGTTCCGCAACCGTGTAAATGCGGAAACACCAGCACTGAGATGCATCATCCTGACTATAGCCAGCCCCGTTTGGTGGTGTGGCTGTGCCGGAGCTGTCATCTCGATTTGCACTACCCGCAGCGCGTCAATGGAAGCGAGAAGAAACCGATGCGAACCACCTTCTCCAATTGGCTGGAAGCGAAATCGTTGAGCAACCAGAAGTTTGCCGACCAGATGATTGCTGCTGGCATCAATGTCTCTGATCGAACAGTAGAAAGCTGGCGCTACGGTCGCGCCATGCCGCGCAAGCGCGCGCTGGAAGCGATCTTCGCTGTCACCAATGGTGAAGTGACTGCCAACGATTTTGTGCAGTTCCAGCCTGTGAATAACGTGTCGATGGCGCCGCCTTCATCCCAAGGCGGCATAGACGAAACCAATTTTGTAAAGGCGTAATGCAACCTCCGATCTTGCCCGGCCATCACCCGGACCTGATCGAGCATCGACTTTTTGACCATCACCAAAAAGGACGACCAATGCCCAAGACGGTAAAACTGTCCGATGTCGAGATCGGCATCGGCAAGATGCGAGCGGCGATCGAGCCGAGCGTTTCTGAGCCCGGTCAACGCGGAGTAACGGCGCGCGCAATGCTGGCAATCCTGCCGGCCGCGGCACGCTGGGGTGCGCACGAGTTCAACATGGACACTCCTTTGGAGCAGACCATGCAAGGGCTCGCCACGGCAGTGTGCAACATGCTCGCCAGCGATCTGGATAATAGCGAGACCACCATCGACGAGAAGGTTGAGGGTATCAACGCCTTCCTTCGCATGGTCATGGGCGGCACCTATCAGATCCTCGCCCACAAAAATCCGGATCGCGCTTTCATTGCAGCCACCGAGGGCGGCAATGCCTGAGACCTTCCGTCCCTCCGGGGGGCGGTCGGTCATGGAGGATCGAAGCGAGCCGAATGACAGCCTCGATTTCTTCCCGACACCTCCATGGGCAACGCGCGCCCTGATCGAGCACGTCCTGATGCCTGAATACGCTCTCGCGCCGGAGATCGCCCGGATGCGTCTGCGCAGGATGGCCGCTTGGGATCCTGCATGTGGCATGGGCGACATGTCGCGACCGCTCGCCGAGTATTTCGGCTCAGTGCTCGCCAGCGACATCTTCGACTATGGCATCGGCGCCAAAGTGACAGATTTCTTGTTCGGCGAGCCAACGTGGCCGGCGGATTTTATCGTGACCAATCCGCCCTTCAAATCGGCGGAGCGCTTCATCCAGCAGGCATTCGCCGTGCCGGGCTGGAAGGGCATCGCCATGCTTGTTCGCACCAGCTTCCTCGAAAGCGTCGGGCGGTACGAGAAGCTGTTCAAGGTCGCGCCGCCCTCGATCGTCGCTCAATTCACCGAGCGCGTGCCGATGGTCAAAGGCCGGCTGACCGCGACGGGATCGACCGCCACCGCCTATTGCTGGCTGGTGTGGCTCAATGACGGCGCCGAAGGCACCCGCTTCACTTGGATTCAACCATGCCGTCGATCGCTCGAACGGCCCGGAGACTACCCATCACAGAGCGAACCATCCACCGCATCACCGGAGGAACTAGCATGCTGATCCTGTGTGTCACCATCGCCTTTGTAGCTGGACTGCTGCTCGGCGCCACCCTCGCTTGGGACAAGGCTTTCGAGGCCGGCAAGTCGTGGGGCCTGCAAGTGGCAATCCCTCCGCTCAACGATCAAACCGTCATCGATCGCGTCAGGGCGGTGATGTGATGGCGAAGCGCAAGAGCACCGGCATCGCCGACATCAACCACAGGATCGTCTCCATGCCGATCGGTGACGCTCGGAGATACCTGTCTGTCGCCTTCAAGACCGAGCGGAATCGTCACCGCGCCAAGCTGATTTACGAGCGATTGAGGGGCATGACCACCGACCTCCTGTCGCAGAAAGGCAAGGTGCGCCATGAGCGAGCTTGAGGATCTCGAGGAAATTGCCGAGCAGACTCGGCACGGCACTAGCCGGACCCTGTTGCCAAATTCTGGCCGTCTCAACCATCGGCCGGTCAGCGAGTGCTGCTCCGCCGGCCATCCCCGCACACCGGAGAACACGCGCATCGTCAAGCGCGGGCGCCGCACCGATCGCTTCTGCCTCATCTGCGAGGTTGTGCCGAAGGTTCGCAAGCCCCGCTACTGCGCAAGGGATTATCCGCTATGAGCGAACAGAAAGACGTTCTTGCCCAAGGGGCGACAACCTGCGAATGCGGCTTCGCGAAGGAAGCCTGCGCGACGAACCTTTGCATGCGCAAAAAGGTTCATTTAGCTGGCCTGACACCCGGCAGCAAATGGCCTGAAGGCGCGCCGATTGGCGAACCACCTGCCCAGGGGGCGAGCGGCTGCGACCAAGCCTACGATGACTGGTCATGGAATAAGCAGGGCACGCCGGTCGGGCTAATGTTGCCTAACGAGGCTGCTAGGTCCGGGTTCTTCGCTGGCGCCAAATGGGCCGCTGCTCGCACCGTTCCCGCCGAGCTTTCGCCATGCGCTTGGACCGGATATGCGCCGCAAGGTGACGATAACGTGCTTGTCCGCGTGTGGGGGTTCTATTCGCCGCCCCCCGACATTCAAGATGTTCGCCTGCTGTATTCAGAGAGCATCGCGTCATCAGACGCTCTCACTCCGGCAGCGTGCTCGGGCGTGAGCGAGGCCGAGTTGACCAAGGTCATTTGCGAGTCCGAGGGCGGCACGTGCGCTTGCCTAGAAACGGATAGCGAGCGCTGTAGTTTTGATGTTGGTGTTGCCCGCGCCATCCTCCAGAAATTCGACGTGAGGCCGAAATGAGCAACAGCCGCAATCCGGTGTTGTTTGTTACCAGGGCCTGCGAGAGTTGCGGGGAGCCCTTCCGCTGCCCAACCGCCCAGGCGGATCGCTTCACATGCGGTCCGTGCATGGGATCGAACCGGTTACCCACCGCTTCCGAACCAGTGAGTAAGCCATGACGGAGGCTCACGACCGCTGGCGCGCCGCAATGACTCGCGCCTTCGCCGCCGCGCCATCCCTGATCTTCGTCGTGAGCTCTCGCGGCAAGCTCATCATCGCCGCCGGCCGATTCCGCGAGCTCGGCAAGCCCGCCGTCAACGACAATGCGTGCTTCGCCGAGGCGGAGCCGATGTTCAGCCAGGGAGATCAGCGCCCGTGATCGTCATCGAACCGTGCCCAGCCTGCCAAGGCGAAGGCCGCGATATCCGCTACGGCATCACCTACGAGCCCGGCTGCGGCCACCCCCACATGGGCGAGGTCGACCACGGCACCTGTCCCATCTGTTCCGGACGTGGAGACGTTGAGGTGGAACACCCGCCCCGAACCCTCATGGATTTGGAACAGGAAGATTTCGACATGCTGGAGGCGCAAGCATCATGAGCAAAATCGACGTCACCTTCGTCACCAACGGCCGAAAGGCTCAATGCGCACCGAACCCAGCCCACCCCAATGGCATCGACGTCGACCTTGCCCATGGCGCCAAGTCAGCCTGCCTCGCAAATCTGCCATATCCGGCCGAGTGCTGCGGCATCCTGATCGCCCGGTGTAAGACATGCGGAGCCAGTGCCGCTATCACCACAGCCGGACGACCTGACGATCCGAGGACAGTGACGTTGGCATGTAAGCGAGCCTCATCGTCACCAGCTTCGTAGTTCTACGTGATGCCCGCAACGGAACGCCGTGTTCTCTGTCCACAGGCCGGACGATTGTATGGATGGTATCCGTACGGTGTTCCCCGAATTAATGTGAGTCTTCACACTTTTTTATAGAATACTCACGTTGACAGTGAGAGTGTTTAGGTCAGCATCACTTACTGATTCGCGCGAAGCCGGCTCCGGGCCCATCACCCTGGAGCCGGTCATTCTTTCCTCCGGCCGCCGGGCCATCACATACCGGCTGCCGGACTTTGGGGGGTATTTCCATGGCGTGGATTCTGACGCGGCGCGAGAAGCGCGCGTTGATCGCTTTGCTCGAACACAGCCCGGGGACGACCTTCGATGTAGCCTTCGGCATGGGCATCGGATCTAGCCCTGACCGGCAGGGCATCACTCACTCGCAATACGAGGGCGTGCGGCTTCTGCTTCTGGCTCTGATGGCCGGCGGCGCGGCCTTCCACTCATATAGGAGTTGGGAGATCACCGAGAAGGGCCGGATAGCTGCCGCGCTGACGATGTTTCAGGATCAGCGCGCGGCTCGGCATCAGCGGGTAGCCGCATGAAGCGCATCACGAGGTTACTGGCGACGGCATGGGGCAAGGTTCGGCGTTCCCCATCGCTTCCCCAGCCATCACCCACCGCTTCCGAACCGGCGCAGCATCCAGCATGGGACGATTACACCGCGCTGATGGCCAGCCATCCGTCCTATCCCGGCTGGACCTTCTGCCGCTTCGGCGTGCGCGGCCCCACCAAGGATGACCACAGCGAGGTGCAGGGCATCGTCCGCGCGCCCTTCGGAGCGTGGTGGTCGCCGTTCCTCTGCATCGAGCCCGAGACCGGCTACAGGGCGAGCCATGGCCTCGCCTGCGTCGAGCACACCCGCACCGGGCTGGCGATCGGCGTCTTCGCCAACATGGACACCGCGGTCGAAGCCGCCGAGATCGCCATGCGCATGGACGCTTGGCACACCTTCGACCTCGACCAGAACCTTTCGCTTGAACTGATCCGCCGCGTGCGGACCGCCTGGACGGCCGCCGGCATCACCATGGCGCCCTTCAGCGGCTACCCCCTGGTGCGCGGCGAGGTGCCTGAAGGCATGCCGCCCGTGGGCATCTTCGCCAAGACTCCAACCGACCATCACCGACCGGAGAAGCTATCATGAGCTACAACAAGGAAATGTCTGAATCGCTCGACGCCACGCTTGATGCGGCGGCGGAGCGGACCGAAAAATTTGGGCTCAGCGCTGAGGACGCACCCGCCGCGCAGAAGATCAAGACGCTGCAATCGCTGGTGAAGGCGCTCGAAACCGGCATGAAGATCGTTAAGGCCCGGCACTATCAGGCTGTGCCAGCAGACGAGCCTTTCCCGGGCGGCTGCAAAGCCGTGGTCGAGCAAGGCCTCGCCGGCATCGCGCTGGCGCGCAAGACCGGGCTGATCCCATGAGCGACGTCCCCAAGCTCCAGTTTGCCACGATCGCTCAGGGTACGGCGGTCGCCGACCTTGCCACCGCCATGTATTCGGAGTTTCGGGCGCTGCCGCCCGCGGTCGCCGGACAGGTGCTGACCTATCTGCTCGCTAAGATCTTCATCAACACGCAATTCAAGGACTCGACGCCGGCTCAGACCTTCGACGTGTTCGCTGATGGCGTGCGTCAAACCCTCGAAATTTGGGAGCGGGATAGGTGAGCAAGGCCCTGCCCTTCACCGAGATGTCCCTCGCCCGCGCCATCAAGGGCGTCGAGCGCGCGGGCAGCTTTGTGGTCGGCATGAAGCCCGACGGTACCCTGTTGATAGGCAAGAAGCCGCTCGACACCACCGCCCTTGTCCCGGCAGAGTCCCCGCCCGAACCGGCCAGCAAATGGGCGGATCGACAGCCATCATGAGGGGCGCCATGGAGACGGATCTGCCGTACCTGAGCCGCGACGAGGATCGCCACGGCAACGAGCGCGTCTATGTGCGTCGGAACGGCAAGCGCATCCGCCTCAAGAAGCCCGAGGGCACCGTCGACTTCGCCCGTGAGTACGCCGCGGCCGTCGACAAGCTCGGTCCGCCGACCACCCAGCGGCCTGAAGGCCGGACGCCGCACGCGCCCAACACCTTCGGCTGGCTCGGCACGCTCTACTTCAAGGACAAGAGCGGCTTCCTGTTGCTGGACAAGGACAGCCAGCGCGCCCGGCGCAACGATCTGGAGGAGTGCTTCGCCTATCCTCATCAGGATGACGACCTCGATCCCATGGGCAACTGCCCGCTCAAGCACTTCTCCGCTCAGAAGGCCAAGCGCCTGATCGAGGCCAAGGATGGCACCGGCGCGCGCACCAACCGCCGCAAGCACCTCTCGGCGCTGTGCTCCTGGGGTGTCGAGAACAGCCATCTGCCGTCGAACGTGGTCCGCGACATCAAGGCCGGCACCGCGCAAAAGACGGCCGGCTATCACACTTGGATCATTCCCGAGGTGCAGCAATATCTCGAGCACCACGCCGGCATCGAGCCGAAGGCGGCCAAGGCGCGCCTCGCGCTCGGCCTGCTGCTATTCGCCGGCACCCGCCGGCAAGACATGGTCGATCTCGGCATGCGCAACTGTCGCGGCGCCAAGGCCAACACGCTCGGAGAGTGGATCCGCTACGTCCCGAAAAAGACGGCCAAGAACAAGCCCGGCATGTCGCAGAAGCCGCTGCTGCCGATCCTCAAGGCGATCATCGAGGATTCGGTCGACGTCCTGGGCGAGCTCACCTTCCTCGAAACCGAGCAGGGCAACCCGTTCACGCCGGCCGGCTTCGGCAACTGGTTTCGCGACCGCTGCGACGAGGCCGGGCTGCATCACTGCACCGCGCACGGCCTGAAGAAGTGTGGCGCCACCATCGCAGCCGAGAACGGCGCCACCACCCACCAGCTGATGGCCATGTTCGATTGGGACACGGTCCGGATGGCCGAGGTCTACACCCGCGCGGCGAACCAAAAGCGGCTCGCCGGCGAGGCCATGTTCCTGATCTCGCTGGATCGCAACGAGAACGAAAACTGTCTCACCACCGAGACCGCGACTGTCGCACTCGGAAATAGCGGAGCAAAATCAGGTGCTTGA